ATCCCAAGGACGAACTTTATCCCCAGCATTTTTTTCTTTCCATATTTGAAAAGGTGTTTTTTCTGACATTATTTACTCCGTTGGTTCTATAATTGGTATTGGCTCTGGTTCTGGCTCTGGTTCTGGTGCTGGTGAAAACTGATCTGTTTCTGAATTATATAAAGCGCCTACTGATACTACCCCACCTTCATCAGTGTATAGATTGCCAGTAACATTTTTCATAATTGGATTACTTGTAAATATTGCACCCAATCTTTCGTCTGTATGCAAAATATCTACAACTTCACCATCAATAATAAATGCAATTTTTACTGGCGGTAAATTTGGTTGGTTTGTTTCTGCCATTATTCTCCTTTTTTATATATTATACATAATATATGTATATTTGTCTACAGCGGTTAGGCTGAGAAATTGTCTAATTTAGTGCCTATATTTTCTGTAACTGGGATGCCCACTACACCTACTGCCGTTCCTTTTGTCTCAGTATTTGTGCTTGATGCCACATTAAACTCTGATCCGACCCAGCCAGTTGCATTTATTGAGTTACCAGTTGTTACTGCTGTAACTGTAGTAATATCTGGATATAAAGTACTATTAAATTCAGTTCCAGCTTGAGCAGCATATGTGCTTACAATAGCAGAAGATTTTAATGTTAATGTACCAGATGAATATGAGTATATATTTATATTAGCATTATAAGTATATTTATCTCCAGTAGTTTCCTCTACTTCTTTCCAAGATTTATTAACTACTGCCCCCAAATATTTTCTAGTTTTATAATTATTATATGTTAATGTTGTACTTGTTTTAGTTTTATATCTTGTTTGAATTTCTGCAATCCTTGTTTTATAATAGTTGCTTGTTGTAACAGTACAATCGGTACATCTTTCTCCTGGACCGCTGCCAGCACCTGGGCAACTTGATTGCCCTGTAGTATAATTTTCACAAAGATAAGAGCTTTGTGCAGTAGATAATGTGTAATAAGATACATAAGAGGTTGATGAGTATGATATACAGTCGGTACATCTTTGCCCTGGTCCACTGCCAGAAGCTGGAAGACTTGTTGGACATTGTCCACTTCCTGTAACTGGAACATCACATAAATATGTAGTTGTAGAGCTAGATACTGTATATGAATAAGTTGTAGTACTGACTGATTGTCTTACTGAATAAGAATATCTAATAGGCTGAACACATCTACATTGCCAGTTTCCAGTTGTACAATTATATCTAGCAAAACTTGTAGTTCCGCCAGGGCAAGAAGGACAAACTGGAGTAAGGGATGTTGATCTACATGAACCGTATGTTGTTCCTCCGCTTTCTGTACATGTTCCGCACCTATCCCCAGCAAGTGATCCAGTATCTGGGCAACTAGTTGCATTGCTAACTGAGCCAGTGCAAGGATATGTTGTATTTGTGCTTGGAGTACAGGAATCACTACATCTTTGTCCAGAACCAGTTGGATCTGGTCGGTAAGTCGGACAACTAGCAGAACCACTAACTGGTGTATCGCAAGGATATGTTGTTGTACCAGTACTAGCTCTTAAAGAATATGAATATGTATAAGATGTACTTGTGCGATTATCACACGCACTACATCTTTGTCCAGAACCATTTGGATCTGGTCGGTAAGTAATATTATCACAACACCCTGCTCCGCTACATGAGGTATCATTGTTACATGCATATGTAGTAGTTAATGTATTACTTCTATAAGAATAAGCATAAGTGGTTGAAGGATTGCATGTACTGCATTGGTCTCCAATTGCAGTTCCACCTATATTTGCATCATCACAAGGACCATCATTATTATATGCAGAGGGACATATTGCTACAGTTTCTTCATAACTTTGACACGCACACAACTGGTTTGGGCCTGTTGGATCTGGCCTTAGTAATTGCCCTGTACAATCTGGTTGATTCATGGACCACTCTGATGCACATACATATTCATAAGATTCAGTACAGGATCCAGAACAAACTGTATTTTCTCCTCCAGGCATTGCAGAGCTCCAGTTTTCGTATTCTGGACATGGGTCTCCAGCATTTGTTACTCTAACATTATTAGTACACTCATAATTATATGAGCTAGATGTTGTAGTACATGCAGTACATCTTTTACCGACATCGGAAATCATATACCCAGTACTTTGAGGGTTGCTTCCACCAGAAACATAAGTTACTGCATCGCACTCTTCTTCAGTACCAGTTTGATTACTTGTACATGTATAATCGGTTCCCTGCCCTAACTCGTATGAATATGTTGGGATTGCAGCCCACCAAGAATTTGCAGAAGAGGCCCATACTGCTACGCCAAGTCCACCTCCAAATGTATCTACGGATACATTTTGGTTATTACTATTTATTGTTACTGTTTGTAATGGATAGCCTGATCCATTAGAGCTATTACTTGCTCTGCTTCCATCAACGCTCCATGAGCTTGTACTTCTAGATGGTCCACTATAAATATATCCGCCACTTGCTGTTCCTAGTCCACCTGCTACAGTTCTATTAAAATTATCTTCGATCTGGCTAATGTTAGCCTCAATTGGAGGTGTGCTGTAATAATAATATGTTTCATTGTCTACCCCAAGAACTTCATCTATTGCATAAAAATAATATGGGGGCTCTGTTGCATCTGACTGCAGTATCGTATATGGATTTGTAGCAGTTAGACCTCCTCCGCTAGGATCTACTGTTGATGCAGAAACTTGTTCGGCAACTTCCGTTGTATAGAAAATTCTAGTAATTAATGAATTATAATTGCTATATGTTCCAGAGGATCTAGTTACTGTTGTTCCGACTCTACCAGTTCCAGTTAACGTAGGTTTAGTTATTTGTACTGGTTCGTCGCTACCGCCAAATGAACTTTTCCATAAAGTACTTGTAACCTTAACATAAATTTTATTTACTGATTTCCATAACGTAGGAGTTACCTTAACATATACCTTGTTTACTGATTTCCATAAACTACTAGTAACTTTGACATAAGCTTTTGCTGACATTAGACCCAGCTAACCCATAGATCTCCAACAACCCCTGTTGCTGCGGTAGGGGCCTGCGTCCTAGTTCCGTAGTAAACTCCAAGGCCTCTTTTTAACATATTATTATTATACGGATCAGTAACTACCATTCTTTGTCTTGCGGCAGCACCATATCCCGCACTGGCAGGATAAGCGGGATTTGCATAATCTGTAATACTTGTACTTGGCAAACCACTACTTCCATTTAATAAACTTGATGTTGCCGTTACAGCATTTCCTAACGTAGGAATATTATATATCTTTAAACCACCTGTACTTAATTCTATTTGTGATCCACCTGAATATCCACTAGATTCAGAACCACCTTCTTCTCCGCTAGTAATATCTGCTGGTACGGCTCCTGAATATAATGTTATTACTCCAGTAGCATTTATAGATTCAATTTTTGTATTTGAATCTCCAATTCTAAATTTTGTAGTATTCCATACATTGTCAGTGCTTCCTTCTACTAATGTAAAAGAAGATCCAGTAATTGTTGAACCAGTTATATTTCCAGACATAGATAAATGTGAGTCTCCAGTTCCAGGAGATGCTGTTAATGTAAATTTACCAGTTGGAGATCCGCCATTATAATGAGAGATGGAAGAGGGGGTTAATCTAAAATGATACCCAGAACTACTTCCTAAAAATATATTTGGATCTGTTCCGCTATTTATTTTTAAAGTTCCTGTAGAGTTTTGTAGATAAGACTCTCCTAAATTCCATCCACCAATATCTCCATATGTTGCTGTAATATATCCGCTATTAGATACACGAAATGGAGCGCTTAAATAGCTAGCATTTCCTAACCAGATTCCAGTTGCTGGCACGGCTTTAAATATTGTGTTGCCTGATCCTATTTCTAAATCTCCAGTAAATGTTCCAGATCCTTTTATTGCAAGTGTCCCAGTAGTTCCAGATGTTAAATATTCTAATAATTTTGTAGTTCCGTCTGTTCCATAAATAATAAATGGGGAAGAGCTTCCAGATATAACAACTCTTTGTCCGCTACTAACTCCTGCTGTAATTGAATTATCTGCAGTTAATGTACCCGTGCTTATTTCGCTTGCTGGTAGCTTAGATACAGTTATTGGATTTCCATCTGCAGAAACTGGTTGTCCATTTGCAACCCCACTAGCATTTATTGTATCTATTTTAATATAGTATGGAACTCCATACTGTAGCGTTGCGCCAGTTGATTTATTAATAATAGTTCCAACACCTATTGAAATTTTATTTGAGCCATTAGCAAAATTTAATGTATGAACCCAGTTATCGTTACTTGGTGTAAAGTTAGATGCTGTTCCTATAAATACTTTTGCTCCAGCAAAACTACCTTTAGTAAAATCTACTGGGTCGCCATTTGTATCTAAACTTTTACCGCTCCATTCAACAATAACAGAGGCTAGTCCTGCAGTTACTATTGGTGTGTCTGGATCTTCTGGAGATAAAACAATTTCTCCAACTGCTGGAACCAATATTGACCTTGGTAAACTTACTGCAGATCTACTTCCATAATTTGATATAGCATATAATGCTACTGCATACTCTCCTGCTGGTGCTGCAATTGTTTGTGTGCCTGCAGCTTTAAAACTTCCTGCTGGCTTTGTTCCATCGAATGGAGAACCATCAATATATATATCAATTCTATCTATATTTGTAATTGCTCTGCCAGCTGCATCATTTCCGTTCCAAGTTATTTTAATTAAACCTGGCTCTGCAGTTACACTGCCGACTGGTAGGTCTGGGGTTCCTGGAAGAGTTTCTCCTGGAGTAGTTAAAACTTTTGATGCGGACCATAATCCAAATGTTCCATCTTTATATTTCCATCTAAGCTGAATTGGGTAGTTTGTATTTAATTCAAGATCTGTAATAGTTACGACAAAATAATTACCGTTTTCTACCGCAACTGAGGTGTCTTTTAATAAATCTTGATATGCTGCCATTTTAGTTCCAGTCTAGGTCTAGTTTATATTCTATATCTAAGGATCTACCAGCAATTTTTTTAATTCCATAAAAAGATCCACTACCAGATACTGTTGCAGTGTTATTTTTTGAAAGAGTTACTGTATTATTTAATATATCTGAAACCAATGCGCCAGACGCTATTCCAGTTCCAGAAACTGATTGCCCTACAAATAAATTATTTATTGATCCAACCGTTATAGTATTTTGTCCAGATGTTCCAGATATTGATGTTGAATTAATAACAACAGATCTGCTAATTAATCCAAAGAATGGATCAAAAGTATCTTCATCGTTAATTCTTAATCCATCAAAACCAACATATGTAGTGGAACTTCCAGATGGGGTTATTGTAATTCCAATTTTATTAATAGATGATTTGTCTGGTGCCGACACGCTTGCTCCAGCAAAAATTAAAGACATTGGGATGTCGCTTGTAATAGTATGTCCTAAGCTAGATGGTGCGCTTATTTGATACTGAAAATACTGAGTAGGAGAACTATAAAGTCTAATCTTAATAGAACTTAAATTTGCATCTAATTTGTTGTATGCTAATCTTAAAGTATCATTTGCACTATACCCAGATAAATCAATTGGTGAAATGTTATAAAAATATTCATTTGATGCTGATCCGTCTGACTGCATTACTACTAAGTTATTTCCTATTCTTGGATTGTCAGTAGAAAAATCTGCTTTAAATAAATCCTCGTCAGTCCAATCTAAATAGCTAGAAAAATCTGTTAAAAATTTACTATCAAAATTATTTATAGAAGAACGAGTTGATGGATATAAACCTATTTCATTAATATGTCCCTCTACATCTTGTGGTATAGATGTTTTAAAAATTGCAGAATATGTAGATGCTCCTTCTACTGTCTGTATGTCAGATGATCCAAAAAATACTGGTACTCTGTAGAATTCAAATCCAAGTTTGGTGTCATTTTCTGTGGCAGATATGTAATCAATTCCTACCGCTATATCTTTTTTTAAATTAGAGACATTACCAGCAATTGTATTTGTTAAAAATCTTTTACCAAATTTTGTAATAACGTTTGAAGAACGGGCAATTTCTTTTCCGTCTTGATAGTATATATATGTTCCTTTAATCATTTTTCTCCTAAATTGGTGTGGAATATGCAGAGGAATATTCCGTTCCGTTTGTTCCTGTTACTACAGCTTTTACTCTGAGCCATCTAGATGAAGATGTTGCTAATGTGTCTCCGTCTCGTGAGTCTACCCTATAAGTTTTTATAACATTGCTACTTCCAATATTATTTGAATTTGTTGTAGAGTAAGTTTTTGATCCACTGTTTAAAGCAGTGGCGGATGATCCACTTGATGAACTTATTATCCAATCATATCTTACACTTGAATATGATCCAAGTCCAGAAACATTGTCCCATCCCCAAGAAATTCTTGTCCCATCTCTTTTAAAGTATACAGAAGGCACACTGGGGGTTGGAGTAACAAATGGAACAGATAAAGATGATTTGCTTGCAACTTGAACAATTGTAGTAGGATTTGATATTCTAACATCTACCCCATCTACATTAATTTTATTTTGACTTGAATTTCTAATTCTAATTATAGCTCTAACTTTTTGTAATTTTGTTGTAGTGTCATAATATGGCTCATAAGTTACACTTTCTATATCTGTTAATTCTGGAATGTCTAATAAATCTTCTAAATCTGGGGAATCTACTAAAGTATTTCCATCTTCATTTACATATAATCCACTGGCAGATCCTGCCGAATATAAACTTGCAGTTAAATATTTAGAATAGTCTATGCTACTTCCTTTTAAAATTAAATATGTGCCTGGAAACGCAAGCACCGTTTCTGGACTATCTTCGGTTAAAACAAAAACTTGGCCTCTATTAAGGTCATTTATACTTAATCTTTTATTTGGAGTATTCATATATTTTTATTATACCATTTTAAAACTATAAAGTTCTGCAGGCAATTGACGTCTCCAATCCTTCAGAAAACGAATGTTTTACTTCTGTAACAATAAAATTTTCGTCTCCAGAAAGTCCTTGATATGTATTTTTAATAGAAACTATGTCTCCAACTGAAACTAGAGGGTTTCCAAAAATTGTCATATTTATAATTTTTCCTTTATTTACAACATTTGATTTAATCCAGTTAGCAAGAGATTTTACATCTGACTCATTCTGTAGCCAACTAGAAATAAACACGGCTGGCTCTTTATTTACATAATCGTTTAATTCATCTGTAGAATACTCTAGCTCCCCTGAATTTCCTAAGCTATTTCCTAAAAGAAAAAACGAGGCTTCTGCTCCATTTGATAATGGTATTGTTTGTGAGGTGTTATTCATAACAAATATCTTTGAGCCAAAATTAGAAATTTTACTTCCAAGTATTTTTGCAAAAGGATTTATACCAGTGCTCCACATTGTTGGATAAGCTGGCCTTTTATTAAATGATACATCTCTTGTAACAATTTCTCTTACTACTGTTCCAAATTCATCTACCGCTACCGCTTTTTTATTATTTGCAGCTATTTCATCAGCCTTATAATCAGCTATATAAATTAAATCACCATATGATGTATTTATTAAATCGTTATTGAATTGACCTTGATAAATATTTATTTCTGAAATTCTGTCGTTATATTGTTTTAGTGTCAGCGTGTTGGCGTACCCATAATCAAAGGCTACTTCTCCTCTAGTGCAAACTAATGACATTTTTTTAGTAGGAGGTAAAATTGTGGATTTTGCTTCTACCTTATTATTTATTTTATATGTTGTATCAGTTACTGTAATACCGTATCCATTTATAAATGCTGTAATGGTAACAGATTGGTTTTCTATTTTAACTTTAACATCAACATTATATGTTCTTCCGCCAAATATTCCTTCTATGGTAGACTCAGTTCTTGTTCCCACTTCTTTTAATGGTATTTTGTTACTTCCTATCCACTTTTCAATTCTTACAGATTTTTTATCTAAAATTGCAGCAGACGATGAAGTTGATTCCATAATTATATAATAACCACTTGTTGCTGATTCATTTAAAAAGAATCCTAGTCCTCCAGCATGTAATGTATTTTCTAAAGTATCTTTCATTATTAGACTTGTTCCAAAAGAAAAATACCCAGCATTATATGAATTTCCGTTAGTTGTTGAAACTGCTGACGTGGTTGGAATTGTTAATGAATCAAAATTTCTATAAAAAACAGCAGACTGTTTATTTTTATATTGGGCTGCAGTTACTGCTAATTGTAAATAAGATTTGCTAACTTTAAAATCTTGCCTTGTTGAAGAAACTGTTTGCCCCCCATAACTAGATGTAGTACTAAATTTCTTTGTCCAACGACCCCGTGGATCAAATACACCGTTTAAGGATGGAATAACAACAGCCTCATATGAAGTTCCAGCTATTAAATTGCTTACAGTAATTGGTTGTGAAGATACATTAAAATTTTGTACCTCTTCTTGACCTTGACCTGTTATTTTATTTATAATAACATTATAATTTGTAGGATTAGATAATCCTGGGTATGTTGCTGCATTGATAGTGGCTCCAGTTTGAGAAGCCTCTACAACTAAATCAATAATTGCTGTATAGGTGCTCATCCTACTAAAACTCCTGTCCATGAATAACTTGAAGATGGTGCGCCACTATAATTATGTGCAGCAGCAGTAGTTCCTAAAGCGCCTCTTGTTTTAATTCTATATCTACCATTTGGTTTTATTTTTATTTGAATAGTTGTGCCTGTCGGTGGTTTTGATAAAGCAGTATATTTACTTAAATCAGATGCCGATTCTATCCATATGTTTACAGGGTTTTCTCCATTATTTAAAACAGTGCCGTTAATTGCATCTGTAACCGTGGTGTTTGTTGTTTCTGATGGTATGTACTGATACCCCATTGCATCGTATTCAATAATTTCTGAGTCTACTAAAAAATATCCTTCAAAATTAAATCCAGATATTAATTTATTATATACACTAGGTCCAGATAAATCAATTGCAATATTGCTATTACCAGAAGCATTTAGTGACTCTGTAAGTCCTCCAGCAATTATAAATGACTCTGAGGATTGCCATAGAGGGTCTGATGATTGTAAATACTCACTAGTCGTTGGAGTACTCCATCTTATTTTAACTTGATTAGCAGATGGCATTTCTTTTTTAGAAAAATCAATAATGTTTGGTAAGGCACTTCCTTCTTTTTCTTGATAAAAATTCCAATCTTTTGTTGTTCGTGAATACATATAGTTTCTACTATAAAATTGCAAAACATCATTTTCATCTACAATAGCATTCATTTGAATATCTCTACATAACTCTTGTAAATACTCCCATACAGTTTTTGATCCGTCTGTCCAAAAATAATTAATTAATGGAATAGAGGAGTCTGTTCCAGATGATAAATTAAATTTGTAATTAGTGTATCCGACTGAATCCAATAGCCTTCTAATAATAGCAGTAACTGGATACGATTCACAAAGTATGTCTGGGCATATCACTTCCATTAAATATTTTGCTGAATCTAAGGCTGTTAATGATACTTCGCCTTGGCTAGAGATGTTAAATTCATTTATATAAAAATCTCCTTGATTAATTTGATCATACTTTTCTAAACCGTCTACTACCGATCCATTTTCATGATATATTTTAAAAAATGGTATAAGTTTTGCATTTTTTACCATATATGTTAAAGACGGATTTAAAGAAGATGTTCTGCTATATGAAACATATTCAAGTGTACTTGTATTATATCTATTTAATTCTAAATTAATACTATTTGCTGTTACTTTTCCTACTGGCAATAAGTCTTCTGAGCTAGAAGATGACTCTTTGCTTATTTCAAATGATACCACGTCTGTTGAGATATCTTTTATCCATCTAGCAGATACTTCGGTTACTCCAATTATTCTATCAGTACCAGCACTTGGTGTTGTAACTATTATTGATTTAATTGTTACTGGTGTTGCAAATAAATTTGATTCCACTGTTGACCATGATGTTCCATTATAGTACAACTCAACTAATCCATTTGTTGGTGTTGTTAATGCATTAGCAATAGTTTCTTCTGTATTGTTTGATTTAACTATTTTAATTGTGTATGTAGATGGAATACTGTGTGTGCTTTCAAATTTTAAAACTATTTTATTTGTTAGTGCATATTGAGTAAGATTAGTTAAATAATTAATAGTAATATTTACACCAGTATTTTGTGGAGTTACCCAATATTTATAGTATGTGCTTTCTCCTGGGTAATATATTCTTGGTTGAGACTCTGGGTAAGATACCGACCTATAATTAGAAAAAGTATTTTTTTGTATTTCTGTTGGTCCGCCACTTGAAACTGGTTTTTCTAAAATAAAATATTTAATTCCAGAGTTTACTGGTCTAAATGGTTTAATAATAGAATCTACTGGAAATAGTTTTTTATATGGATTTGGTCTAGTAGATGGCCATCCAGGTTCTGTAATTGTTGTAGGGCCACTTGTTACACGTCTTAGTATTTGACTAGTGTACACAGAATCTGCAATATTATTAGTTGCAGAAACTCCATCTAACATTGTGTTCATATTATATTCAATATAGCATCCAGAACCAATTTTAATATTTGTGCTATTGTATAATAAAGTTTTTAAATTTGCTGATCCCGCTATCATTTAGACCTCTACCAGGGTTAGTGACACACTCCAAAATGGTTGGAGTCCTCTTTTTAATACAGAAAAATTACAGTCTCCAAATACAACTGTATATTCTTCGTAACCAGAAGATTCTTGATTTGAACCATTTTTTGCTAAATTAACTCTTATATTAAAAGAAGATTGTCCTTCTGCACTATTATAAAATGATCTTAAATCTTCTGCTCCCCAAGCTCCATCTACAGTTAAAGTTCTATATGATGGTAGCATATCCCATGATAAAGAAAATGTTTTCTTATCTGCAATAAAGAATTTTCTTAATAGACCATTGGCCATTCTTGTACTTTTTTCAATTCTTTCGGTACTAATATCAAATGCAGATCTATTATGCTCTGTTACCTTGTTGTATTTAAGGGTTCCGCTTCCACCATTTAAAGATAAGTCATATGCCTGTATCTGTAGTATGGATCCTCTTGGCATTGATACTATACTCATGCTATTACCCTACTTGGTCCAGTTTTTGTATTTTCGAGTGCAAGTAGCGTTTTAAATTCTTTAAATAATTTTTTGCCATCCATCTCATGAACATTTTCAAACTTCATTGTTATGTCTCCAACATTATATACGGTTCCCATTGTAGCATTATTAGCGTTTGGATTAAATGGATTCATGTTTGATGGAATAACCGCCTCGTTTTTATGAAGCAGTGCAAGCATATTTGCTGGTACACTATTTATGCCGTGTTCAAATTTAGGTATCTGGACAGCCCCGCCATTAGCAAAACCAAGTCCTAATTTAATTTTGTTAAAGAGTTTACCAAAATCAATGCTTGAAGATAATTGGCCTCCAGATAAAGATCCTCCTGAAAAATCAGACTTACCCGTTCCAGTTATCATTGCTGTATGCTTTTTAGGATTATATTCTGGATAAATTGTTTTATATTTATCTGGTAGGAATAGCTCTGCTCTTCTATTCTTAGCCATATTTTCAGAATTTGTATTTGGAGCAATAGGCTTATATTCGCCATATCCAACTGGAACAAAGCTTGTGCCAGGAACTAGTTTTGATAAATATTCTGCAATAGCCTTTGCTCTATTTTGTGAAAGAATGTCATTATCTTTTTCTTTTCCTACTGAGTCTGTATGACCTTGAATAATTATTGATTTTAATTGATTATTAATCAGATCTTTAGAAATTACTTCAAGCTCTAATTTTTGTTCTTTATTTAATTCAAAAGAGTTTGTATCAAAATTAGCTGTGATTGGTGGAATTTTAATTTGAATAACTTTTTTATTGGCTTCTTTCCATGCGGCTTTCCAATCCATTAACTGTCCGCCTTTTCCAGAAAATCCTGTTTTGGATACTGCGCTAGCCGAACCTCCCTCTGCAAACTTTTGTGCATTTACTGCATCAAAGAATGGGATTCCATATTTATTTACAGAAGATGATTTTACAACGTACTCTCCATTTGAAAGCATGGCTGGGATAGAATCGGATGTTGCGGTTCCTGGTCCTTTTACTCCTCCAGGTGAACCTTTTTCGTAATTTTTAACGTATCCGCCCATTGCAAAGTTAGATTTTTTAGATGCATCTAAAATTAATGTTTTTCCAATTGTATTACTATTGGTATCCCAGTCATAAACCATTCTGCTTGATGTTTCAATTCCATAAGCTCTATCATTCCATTTAAATAATCTATATGTTCTATTTCCAACTGTTGCACGTCCAGTGCTACTATCAGAAAATGCTTTTAATGCTGCAGATTTAATACTGCTAGCTGAATCTGTATAATTTTTAATTGTACCTACTGCGTAGGTTCCGCCAGCTGCAGTTGTTGCACCAGCATTTTGAGTCTGATTTTGTGTTGGTGTATAAGTTTTACCTGGTTCATTTTTTAATACTGCAAGTATTTGTTGCAATACCACAAGCTGTTTGCCAGCTATAACATCTGACCCTTTCTTTAAAGAATTTAATAAAGCATTTCCTTGTACAGAATCTGTGTTTATTTTTCCAACAATAGTTTGACCGTCGTCACGAGTTATATTTTGAACAGATTCTGTTACTCCTAAATCTTTTAAGTATTTATTTCCTCCTGGTGTTCTTTCTAATTTTTTAATTAAATCATTTAATTGAGTAAGTGCTTCTTCTTCTGTTATGTTTTCTAAAGCCCTGTCTTTGTAGACACCTTGAATTTGTTGATAAATTCCTGTAAGTGGGGATTCTTTTGGCTTTGCTGTTGAAGCTGCGTTGCTTACTGCTGTAGATTTTTTATTTAAAACATCTATTTGTGCCTGTAAAGCATCAATCTTAGATTGTACTGCCTTGTCTATTGCATCTTCTGCTACCTTTAATTGTTGTGCTCCAACAAGTCTTTGAATACTAATTTGTGCTTGTGCGGCACCAACCATATCACCTTTAGCAAGAGCTGTTTGATAATTTAATTGCTCTTGCTGTATTTGAAGCTTAATATCTTCAGACTGTTGCTGATCTCTTAAAGCTTTCTTTCTTTCATCGCCTTCTTTTTTAATTTGTTCAATTTGTTTATTCTTTAAGCTAATTTGAGTTTCAAGATTTTGAATTGCTGTTTTGCTTGCAGTTGCTTGTTTTTTATTAAAGGCGTCAATGTCTTTGGCCATTTTTCCAGTTAAGGAATTTTCTTGAGCTTTTTTGCTTGTAACATCTAATAATTTATTGTAGTTATTGGTTACTTCTTCTACTGCAAAAGCAAGTTTTTTTAATTGTCCTTTATCTAATCCGCTTAAATCTTTTTGAACTCCGCCAAGAACAATTCTCCATTTTGACAAAGCCGTTTCAACATCATCTGATGTGCTTAATATTTCAGCTAATCCTGGGGAAGTTTTTGATATTTCAACTATTAGATCTTGAGTTAATTTTACATTACCTTGTCCAGATTTTTCTATTGCATTATATTGTTCTTTTAACGCTAAAGATTTATCTGTGGCATTTTCTATGTAGTCTCCCATTGATGAAAATATTTGAAGTAGTCCAGCAGCCCTATCTTTGCTGTCTGTAAATTTAGACATAGCAACAAGCATAGATTCAATTGCAGTTTTTGCACTTGTAATGCCAGCTAGCCCTTTATCTCCTAGTACTATTTGAATAAAACCAGACTTTCCAGATTCTGCAAGTAATGCAGCTATCTTTGCATTAGCTTGTGCTGCTGACTCTCCAGCAGCAACAAATTGAGCTTTTAATCCTTGTGCAACTGTGATTAATTTATCCGATGGTGTCTCTTTAAACAATTTAACTAATTCTGGATACGTAGACTTTACTTTTTCTCTTAAGTCAGCAAATTGTTTTATAGTTAATGTTAAACCAGATAGTCCAGCAGTATTCATTTGTGCATGCAATAACGCTGCGGTTGCTCTGGTATCTTCTATTGTTTTTGTAACTTGCTTTAATTGTGAGTCAAAATCTTTAATTGGTTTTACACCACCAGAAAATGCTAGTCTATTTAACTTAGCAGATTCTTCTTGATTCTTTTTAAATTTAATTAAAGCTGCTGTTACTCCTACTATTGCGGCACCAGCTGCTACATATGGATTTGCTAATAAAGGTCCAAGCCTTCCAAGTATTCCAGCAGTTGATGTTCCTTGTGCAGATACCTGGCCAAGCTTTTGCATAATAGATTGCAGTATGGTTGGGACAAGTATCATTCCAGCTAAAGACCCTAAGTTTCCGCCAGCTTTTTGACCTAATGCTGCACCAGCAGTACTGCCACCTATATAAGCAGCTGTTGTTCCAAGATTACCCATAACAGACGGTATTCCATAATTATTTTTTCCACGCTTTACTCGTCCACCAACAACTCCACCACGATTATATCCTCTAACTTTTCCGCCCATGTTCATAGCTGATAATAGATCGGAGTCTTCTTTGTTATATCTATTTTGTTGTGTTGATCTTATGCCTCTAATAAATGAACCGCCATGACTTCTTTTACTGCTATCATTTATGCCACCAATTTCAGCAGCATTTACGTATCTTCCCCAATCAGATTCTGTCATGGGGCCCTTATGTTTTGAAACAAAACCGTTTAGTCTAGTCCCTGCGTATTCAGATATTCTTTTTGCTTCAATTGGCATTACTCCCATTGATTTTAATTTTATAAGTAAACTTTGCATGCTTTCAGGGCCAACAGGTTCCCAGTTGTCTCTCCAGCCAGTTCCATTTGTATTTGTTTCTGGTAAATTACTTTTTATAGCTTCATTAAATCTTTTTGAAGTTTTAACCCATGTACTAGATAAAGCTTTTAGAGTTACGTACTTTGCTCCAGATGGTACTGGTACGCCTATTGATTTTAAAACATCTACTGGAATATTATCGTCTGGACCGTAGCCCATTTTTTTAAGTCTTTTTATAAAAGAAGGACTATAGGCGTGAGTTAAAGTTTGTCCAGGAAGTGTGGGGGTTATTCCATAATTTTTATTACTTTCATTTTTATAAACACTACCTCTAGTTAATCTGTAATCATTAAATCTCATTAAAGATCCAGGTTCTGAAAATGATTGAGTAGTAGAGCCAGTTCTATCCATAACCCCTCTACTTGCTCTATAGTACTCTTTACCTGGAGATCTAAATCCTGAGAAAATTTTGGAGGCTGCTGCGTATTTTGCAACAAGAGAGGGAATTCCATAATTATTTTTTGAAGCTACAACCCTGCCGCCAACTGCAAATTGATTGTTATAGGCTAATAGCATTTCAGATTCTGATGGTGTCGGATTATTAATTATAATTTCTCCAGGAGTTACCATTGCTGGTACTACTTTTCCACCTTGATTGTAACCCATTAAATTATCTGATGCTTTTCTATTTAATACAATATCTCCCTCTACCAAATTCATAAATTGAGTATCTGTTGTGTCTGATCTTGGCCCAGGAACAACCATTCCGCCTGTTGCAAATTTCTTTGGCATTGTTGTTTCTGTTGAATATCCTGCCCCGTATGTCCTTACCCCAAGAGATCTTGCAATTTTATCTATGATTTTTGATGCTGGCCTATTTGGTCTAAAAATTTCTTTAATGTTTGCTTTACCTGTAGGTCCAACTATTGGCTGATTAATTAAAGGAACTTGTGTTAAATTAGCGGTTCTTCCAAGATCTGCAGCAACTTGAGCAGTTGTTTGCGCCATCATTGCTTCTAGCTGTGAATTTATTGCAATAATTTTTGCACGAGCAGTATCTAACGTAATTTTTCCTGCTTGTAGTTGTTGAACAATTAATGCAGATTGTGATGCTGCATTGGTTGTTATTTTTGTCATTGCTGGAAGAAGCTGTCCGAATGTAGTATTTATTTCTGTGCTAAATGTTCCTGTTCTAGCAATTTCTTTCTTTAAATCTGCAACTTCTCTTTTTGTCATCATAGACAATGTACCCATTAGAGAATGCCACTTTGCTGCTTCTCCAGCAACTATTCCCGTAGAAGCCCCTCTTGAAGATGTTAATCCTTCAATTTTTGGCAGATCCCCTGCCATAAATATTTGAGGAACAGTTCCTATTTTTTGATTTACATCAATTGATCCTGGGGTAACAGAGTGAATTGTTTGAGCATCTCTTTGTCCTTTACTCATTAATGCTCTTGGATTATGGTGTGAAGCAGCTCTTGTGCCTACCTCTCCCACAAGCGGGTGATTAGGATTTACTACTCTTTGTCCAGCAATAATATTTGTTCCACCCATAGTAGATACTCCTGGGTTTGTTTGAATTATTGCATTTGATGCATCTGCTGCTAATTTATTATATGAAGCAGACAGTCTAGATATTGCTTGATTTAATATATCTGCTGCTTTAGCATCACTATAAAATGTTTGTTCTGCAAGTGACCCTGCTTTATTTGCTGCAAGTATTTCTGGTGTTAAGAGTCTCCAGCCTTCTCCACCTTTAAACATAGCTCTAAAATGAGATGCACCTTTAATTACATAACCAAAGAAGTTTGCAAGAACACCAGTAAGCATAATAAGTGGTCCAGCTACCGCAGTAAGTCCTCCAAAGAAAGCTAGAATTGTTTTTATTGGTCCAGGTAATTTATCTATAAATTTTAATATTCCACTAACAATATTTATTAGATGTGTATTTATTGTTAAAAACTGTTCGCCAACTACAGCTAGATCTGCCTTTAATCCTTCAAGAGCTCTCCTGTACTTACCAGAAGCGGATTCTGTAACCATACTTAATTCTCGACCAGCAATGTTTGCTAAATCTTGAGAACTTGCTTTCATTAAATCCATTACTTGTAAGGTTTGGCTTCCTTGCTTTCCAAGGTTTTCAAATAAAGCATTCATACGAGCAAATTGGAATTTACCAAATAATTGTTCTAATGCCTGTTGTTTTTGTAATGGATCTAAGTTGTCTAATGCTGATTGTAATGCCAATAATGTATTTGTTGTGTTTCCAGCATTTTTTTGAACAATGTCAGTTAATGATATTCCAAATCCAGCAAACATTTCTTTTGCTACTTTAGTTGGATTAATTAAAGATGCAAGTCCTGACTTTAAAGCGTTAGCGCCTTCTGATGCATTGATTCCGCCTTCTCTCATTGCAGTTAAATACAATGCTAAATCTTCTACGCTACCTCCAAGACCTTTAATAATTGGACCAGCTTTAGGAATTGCTTCTACTAAGTCATTAAGAGTTGTTGATGTCTGGTTTTCAACTGCGTTTAAAAAGTTAATTGATTCTGCTAGTTCATCAGTATTTTGTTTGAATGCAGATTGAATTGCTAATGTTGCCTTCATTGCATCTTGTCTATCTACTTCACCAAGAACTGCTAGACGAGTTGTTTCTTTAATTGAGCCTAATAATTCGTTACCTTGCTTTCCAGTTGCAGCAATGTCAGCACCTAATGCAATTGTTTCTTTAAATGAAGAACCGTATGCTTTAGATAATTCAGATGCGGTTTCAGTAACTTGTTTTCTTATTTTGCCTAAATCACTTGCTGATGTAGCAGCTAAACCACCATAAACCTTTGTTAAACGAGTTAACTCTTGATCGGCTTCTCGAAATGCTTTTGCAGATGCAGCTCCAAATGCTGCTAATGGAACAGTTAATCCTACGGTTAATTGACGACCAGCCCACTGGGTATTCTTACCCCAATTAATTAATGAGTTTGCTCCTTCTTGAACTACACGATTCATAATTTGTAGTTCTTGTCTTGCTAAAGCTGTTTTGCTTTTTACCTTATCAAGGCCAGTTGGAATGTGAACATTGTACTGCATCAAACCTTCGGCATTTTTGCCAAGAGGTTGAAGAATTGCATTTTGTAGCTGAACTTGTTGTTGAGCTAATTGTCTAATTAATCCGCCATTAGTTTTTAAATGTCCTTGATATACTTGAAAAAATTGTTTTAATTTGATTTGGCCTTTGTCTAATTGAGATCCAAATTTATCTACATCAGATGTTAAATTTACAAAGTGTGTGGAAAATTGTCCAGTGCTTCTAAGTGTGTCTGCAAAAGAACGATTCATTACAGCAACTTGTGCTGCTAAATTCTTATTTGTTGCGTTTAATTTTGTTTGAAGATTAGTTAAGGCTGAAGATACCTTACCGAGATCTGCGATAAGATTTGAAAAGTCGGACGTGGCGACTATTCGGGTGACTATCTGTTCTTCAGCCATTTACTATAATTTTACTCCTTAGAGTATCCTAAACCTGCGTTTATTCCGAATCCTGCTTCTGAGGCAAAGCTTCCTTGTAATGATAGTACATCACTACCGCTTGCTTTTACTCCAAGAGCCCTTCTTCGTATGTCGTCAAATGTAGGACCTTCTTTTTCTTGTTCATCATTTAAGTTTACTCCCTGAAGAGATGCTAAGAATTTTCTTTTCTCATCTTCAGTTTTTTGCATTGCCTTAAATGTTTGTATCAGTTCTGGCATTGAGAGGCTTTCTTCTAATTCTTCGTAATTTTTCCAATTACCTAAAAGAAAAACTTCTCCTAATAAAGCGGCTAAATCTAGTTCTGACCAGCCAGAACCGCTGCCGCTAGAAGGTTTGGGTCGTCAAGTTTAATTCCACCACATACTTCTAGAATTCTATTAATGGTAGGCATGTCTAGTGCATCTTCCAGTTTATCTTTATCAGCTACCAATTCTGGTACCTGAGATTCAATTGCAATTCCGCATGCTGTAATTAGAATTGTAAGTGTTTCGTCTTCTCCTGACGAAGTTTCTGTTTTTTTAATTTCTGCCATGAACTTTCTTAAAGCTTTAATAGTCAATGGTTTTAGTTTTACCTTTGAGCCATTTTGAAGTTCAATTTCTTCTATGTCGTATACTGTTGTAGCCAATTTATCCTCCTAGGATTGTCTTAATTATTATAACATAATGGTATTATCACTACAAATAGAAAGGCCCCCAAATTAATGGGGGCCTCTATAATTTAAATTAGTTAAATTAAACTGTTAACACACGGTCAATAATCTTACCGTATTCTGAGCCAGAGTAGTTAGCATCTGGTAGAAGACGGAATGTTACTGGGAATGTGGTTGGAGTGGTACGTGCAAGTGAGAATTGTGACTGTTGTACAGACAATACTCGACGAGCATAATATACACGCTCTGATGCGGTTGAGCTAGCTGTTGGAGCTAGACCTACTGCAATTAATTGACGCTCTGTTGGAGCCGCTCCTAGGGAACCTGCCTCAAGACCTAAAACGTCTTTCTTAGTTAGTCCAGTTCCTGATGTTGATAAAGATGATGCATTCTGTCCGAATACCGCTACAATGTTTTCTAGAGTACCTTCTGACATTTCTGTTGCAATCATAACCTCCATTGCAGATTTAAACAGCTTAGCTGTATCTAGCAATTGGTCAACGGTTACTGAATCGTATGTTGGGTTGTAAGTAATTTGAAGACCGTTGTTAGTAAAACCAACGTTACGATATCCAAACTTACCTGCTTCTTGATCTACTGCATTTAATGAAGTTGTGTATGAAACTCCTGATGCGAAAGCTGGTACACCAACTGTTGTTGCACCTGAAGCTACCGCTACACCTGCTTCTGCGTTAGCAATATAATCTGCATCGTTTACGTCAACTGTTGATAAAAACAGTGGTGACGCACCAACGAGAATATTTTTTGCATTACCTACGGATTGTGCCATAGTTTTGTTTCCTCCTATATTTCAATATATATATATTTAAATCTTAAGTTCAAGCTGGCTAGGCTTCTTTCCTCATGTCCTATAATACGGCATAATGAGGTCTAAAGCAATTTAAAGAAATCGACCAGTTTGGTCTGTTATTCTTGAATATTTAGCCTCTAAAATAATGTCTGTTGACAGGAAGCCTTTTAGCTCTTCGGATGGTTCGGTAGGGGATATATCGGCTATAAAAATACTATGGAATTTAAACTTGTTATTTAGGGACTCAAACCTATTTACATCTTTTGCAGAGTCATCCATTCTCCTAAATAGGTCGGTCATAAAATTTCTTATTTCATTAATTTCTGAGACATCTGTGGAGTAAACTGTAAAGAGAATTTGCTCACAGCATATTAGCCAGTTGTCCTCGTATGAAAGACCAATCTTGTCATAAATTATATGCTTTTTTCCACTCAAGAATTGGTTCATTTCTGGAGATTGTTGGACTGGAATAATAGGGACTATTGCACTTCCTACGTTATCGCTATAATAATCATCCTCATCAAATATCTTTGCCTCTAATAGTTCTGCCCATAAGAATTTTCTTATTTCTAGCATAGCGTCTAATTTAAAATTGGCTGTCATATCATTGACGCTCCAAATGCTTTTTCTGATGCTGCGTCCGCCATTGATCTAATTAAATTTGGAGAAAATGAGTACTTAACTGTTCTGATTGTGGCTGGAATTCTTAGAGCCCTTAGTGACTCTGAATTAAATAGTTCTTTAAATCCAGATTTTTTAATAGAACTATTTACCAATTCCCCACTAAAGAATCTTGAATATTGTAATTTAAATTGATTCATTACACTAGTTCCTCCTGGCCTTTTAACGGTCACTGAGGCACCTTTAGGCATAAACACTGTATTACCATCAACTTCAAATACTAACCTCTCAGAATGGCGTGGAGCAATTTTAAGGGGCATGCCAGCTTCCATGATAGAAGCTTTTGCTGCAAATACATGTCTACGTTTACTATTTGATGCTGGGACTAATGACTTAGACATAAGGAATTCAAAATCAATTTTAAACGATATTCCTTCAGAATCTATAGATGTTAACTTAAATAATCTAGCATTCTTATTTCCAGACTTTTTCCATTCATATACATGGTGAAATGATTTAGGCTTTGTTCTTGCCTGAGCATCTATATAATTTCCAAAATCTTTTTCTATTTGAGTAAATACTATTTTTTTAAAAGAATTTTTAAACTTTTTGCTATTACTTAGTTTGGCTATTACATTAGCTTGGTAATATAAGGCTGCTGATATTTGCGCCACATTACTATCATTAATGGCGCCCTTTGGATTTTTATTATACATTAATCTCTCAAGACCAGAAGCAGCCTGGAGAAGCATTGCGTTAGATTCCAATTTGCTGATTCTCCGATCTCTTTAGGGATGAGTTATAAGCAATCACTCTTCCAAATGGATCTGTCATTGGTGTTGTTCCCATTACTTCAAATACTGTTGGGGTCTCGTTTGGATAATTAATTTCATTCCAGATTGTGTTACCCTCAACATCTCTTATGTTGGTTACTTTTTCTCTGGCCGTTAATTTTTCAGAAGTTCTTACCTGGATGATTTGATCATTTAAATACTTGTTTGAAAATATTTGTTTGTCGCTAGAACGAGTCGTTGCAGAGTTGCTGATTACACCCTTTGCGTGACATGCAATTGTTTTATAGTAATTCCATTCTTTTACAATTGCGCCCGTATCTTCATTTTGAATTTCAGACTGTCTATAAACATCTAAATTCATAGACAAGACAGAGTCTACGATGCTACTCATTATATAATCTCTGCTTTAATTGTTAAGACATATTCGGCTAAAAGATTATCTGCTAGGGCATTACCTGTGCCAGTGTAGGCATCTCCCCTGTACTCAAAGTCCCAGTCAAATGTCGATATAGACTTTACGTACTTGTTGCGCCATACAGTATCTTTAGAAAAATAATCTTTCATCAATTCAGCTGTTGCTAATTCTACGTTCTCAGGAACCTTTTCCCAGCCAAATCTTGCAAATACTTTGTAGGGAACTCCAGAGTTAAACACTCCTGAATAATCGTGAATGCTTGGAGGAACCATTCCATTAGCAGTGTATACGGTATTGTCTACAATTCCTGCTCTATTAATTCTAATTCCATATCCGCTTTCAGAAATTTGAACTGGAAAGTTCCAGTTGTCAATATTGTTGATGTTATCTAAAAGCAATATGTCGTTTACGGACAAAGTGTGTAACTTATTTATTTTAGCTGGTAGAGGAAGGGTATCATACTCATGCCCATATACCATTACAGTTTCATCATAAAGATAAAACTTTTGACCTGTGTATTGCTCTATTTGCTTACGAGCATATCTTTCTGCTCTAATTAATTCCTTGTAAGACTTATATGATGGGTCTGAAGAATCTGTGCTGTATCCAAGATCTTGAATATAGTTAAAATCTACGTATGGAGTTATTACTTGTATCTCATCTGTTCTTACTACCGCCACTCCTCCCACGGAGTATTCCCAACTAACCTTTAATGTCTTGTTTCTATTTGTAAGAGCATAAGGGACGTTAACATAATATGTTCCAGGATTATTTTCGTCTAGGGTAGAAGTTATTGTGTTAAGTACGGTTGTTGATAGTACGGCAGGACTAATTGTTGCATCTAGCGTTACGTCATATATTTTTACAACAGGCAAGGCGTCAGCATCTGCAATGTCACCATTCCAAAAGATCTGATGGACAATCGGTGATTGTGAATTAATTAATATCTCTGCCATATTAAAAGGCTTAGATTAGTTATAGAAGTCTTGAACTTCCTTTGGTGTGGCTAATCTAAAACCTTCCTCCCTATCAAAAATTTCTTGAGCTTGTTCTTCAGACATTGCTACAAATGGGTGTGTACTTGTAAATGTAAATCCCATAGCATCGTATCTATGATTTGCTCTTTCCATTCTAACTAAAACTGAATCTTTGTCTTGACTCTTTTTAGCATCAAATCTTGGTAAAACTTCAATCTCTTCTTTATTGTCGTCTATGTCTTTAATAGTCTTTTGATATATTGACCATGTCACGCCTTCTTCAGCTAATGATGCAATGATATCGTTCTTGCTTTTTAATGCTTGTATGTCTACGCCAAAGTCTTCGGCTATTTTTTTTATTTCAGATAGTTTTAATGTCTCAAATGACATATATTCTCCTTAGTCTAGTTCTTTAATTATATCATTACTAAATTCAAATGAAAAGCCCCCAAAATTAATTGGGGGCTTTTATTTAGACTAATTCCTAATTAGGAAGCAATCTTAACGTTCTTTACTACTACCCAAGCGTCTGCTTGCTCAATTTGAACGCCAACACGAGTATACATTGTGTACTCGATTGAGTCCTTCTTTGGCCAGAAGAATCGGTATACAGTTACATCACGCTTGATACCAATAACTACGTTATTTGGGAATGTCAAGTGGACGTCACCGTGTGATCCTGTTGCTCCTGAGTATGAGCCAGTTTGTGTCTCGCTTAGTAGCGGAACTTCAACAATTGGAATACCAAATGCGAAAGGTGCTACGTATCCTGCTGGACCGCCTAGTGGCTGTACGCCTCCACGGATAACGCTTGAAGCGATATCTTGTGGGTTAGCTGATCCATCTGCACCAAGTAATGATGCTGAGTATAAGTAATCTTGAATCAAGTTTGAACCTGACAAGAAGCGAAGGTCTGTACGACGTTGCTTGTACTTACGTGGAAGTGCCTTTAATGCGCTATTAAATGTAGCACGACTAATTGCGGCTCCACCTGCATCTACTACGTGACCGTTTGCTTTTGCAAGCTTAACTGTTCCGTCAAATGCTTTGTAAAGTTGATCAGATGATAGAGCTGTGTTTCCGTTAAGAACCAAGTCTTCAATATCATTACCAGCCTGTGTTGCCATCAGACGTGCAATATGATCTTCTAGATCTGCACCTTCAATGTTGTCTTCTAGAGACTCAGTTGAAAGTTCCCAATCTAGACGTAACTTCTTTGTTGTCAAAGAAATTTTTGAGAATGTCACAGCAGAGTTGCCACTGTTTGCGTCATCTCCTTCTGTCGCAAGCTTCATAAGCTTTTCGCCTACGCCCATGCGATCAATTTCAGTTGTATCAGATTTCATTCTAACGGTACGTGCGACTTTACCAATTACGGTTGCGTCGAACATGTAGTCTAGAAATCGAGCTGATTGTTCTGGATTAAGTAATCCACCATTGCCACTTTCTGACCCTGTGTGAATTCCCTCTCCTCCAGTTGTTGAAGCGAAAGTGCCTGTGGCTGTTGTGCCAGTTGCAATTGCCTTTTCTAATAATTCATTGCTCATAATTTGTTTACCTACCCTTTATTTAAATAGTTCGTTTACGGAACCGAGGAAAGAACCATTCCATTTTGATTTTTGGATTTTTACTTCCTGAGACCCGCCAAGGTCTGAGGACTTCTTAATTGCAGTCTCTGATTCTACTGCATCGACACGCTTTTCTACACCATCAATCGTGTTTTTGATGTTCTCAACAGTTTTGTTGAGTTCTGAGTGTTGTTCTGCCAACTCTGATATTCTGGCTTCTACGCTCTTGCTAAAAGATTCAACTGTTTCTTTAATAGTTGTAACTTGTGCTGCATTTGCTTCTGAAGCCTTGCTTAGAGTTTCTGAGAAAAAGCCTTTTAGGTCACCTAACATTTTTGCAAAATCAGGTTCATCAACGACGACTTCTGAGACGTCTGCTGCTTTTTCAACGATTTCGGCAGAAGCATCTGCTACTACATCTTCTGTAACAGCTTTTTCAATTACTGCTTCTGCAGGGATTGAAACTTCTACTGGAGCAGTTTCTTCAACTGCTACTGTTTCTGTGTTTTCTGACACTTCATTACCTCCTTTTGCGTTTGCCTGTTTTGCTATTTGTGTTTCAGGCAACGTAAATCTTGACTTCTTAAATGAAGCAAGAATTTTATCTATTTCTTTTGCTTTGTTAACATCGTTAGTTTCTACCCAGCCAATTAAACTTGCTAGTTTGCCAGTTACTGGTGAGGTATAGGTTGCTTCTGTTGACATAAATACGGAATCACTATCTTCACAATAAAAAATATTTTCCGTAATGGTATCTGCTGCTATTCCTTTAAAAATTAATTGTCCATTCATTTTTTGAATAGATAAAATATTACATAATTCATTTGCTGGTGAATCTACAACTGATAGTTCTATCAATGAGTATTCTTTAATAAATCTTACTGGATTTCCTGTAGACTTATTTACTTCGTTTTCTGAATCTACAATCTTTCCGCCAATTGAAAATCCTTGAAGAGTTCCGTCTAAAACCTTTTCCCAGGTATCTTGTGCGCCTTTTGATATGTATGCATCTACATATACTCCATTATAAAATTCACCTGATTTTGTATCGTAATAAGTTTCTGGTCTAAATGAAACCATTTTACCAACTGCATTGGATGAATGCATTTCTCTGATATTGCCTCTAAAACCTTCAAAAGCTTTTAAGCTTGCCTCTGCGGTTACAACATCTCCTGTTTGATCAATGTTGTCTAGTGTTGCAAAACCAGAAACTGTTCTCTTTTCACGATTGACTTTTGTGAAAGGAATAGATAAACTAATATCATCGCCATTACTGGACCAATAAGATTTTTCGATATTCATATGCTTAATTTTATCTTTGTATACATAAAAAGGCAAATAACTAGTTGCCTAATAATTAAGCTGTGGTTCTACCCTCACCTTTTGGATTTCTGGCCTCCCCAGAAATATCGGGAGAATTTGCAGATCTCTCCTGAGTTCTTTGTCTTGAATTACCAGCCTGGGCTCTTTGCTCTGCCGCTCCCTGTGCTTTTAAATCAACGACATCATCTCCGCCATCCCTAGGAACCATGCCCTTTCTAATTCTAACTTCATTTGGGGTAATTACTTGCATTCTTAAATATCGCTCATCAATTTTAGACTGAGTGTCCTCATCTGTTAAAGTTAATTCATTAAATTTAAGCATTAATGCATCTGTTTTTTCTGAAATAATTCTATTTAATTTTTTCTCTAAAATATCTTGTGCTGGTCTACATACTTGCTCTTTAAACATTTTATCTGCATCACGAGCAGACGCCAAACTAATTCCCTCTGGAACCCCTATTTTATTTATAGGAACTCTATGAGCTAATAGTATTTCATCTCTATTTGATTTACGATAAACATTAAATGAAGACTCTTGAGAGTTTGCCTCAATTGGCTCCATTTTAAATTCAACTTTTGAGTCTGGGCTATCTGGTGGAAGTGGGACATATAGAGATCTATGATTTTTACCCTTTAGCCCTACTTGAAAAAACTCCAATAGTTTTCTTTCAGATTCTGGTGAGAGCTTTGCGCCCTTAACAGTAATTATATATCTTGGAACTGCTTTATTTTCAAAATAATCTAAATTATATTTACCAGCAAACTCATTGCCAGCCATTGATGTTTGTGCTGCGACTATATCTGGCAAGCCATAGTAATTGTTCATTGGTGTATATTTCTTTAAATGAATAATTTCATTTGGTCTATCTGTTCCGTCGGCTATTGGATTAGGAGTTTCTTGATCACCGAAATTTCTAAAGTATACGGCTTTTCCGTATAACAATTGAATAAATCCATCACGCAAACGACGAACACGCATGGTCTTAGCTGGGATATGTCCGACATATCCTATGTTTCCTGAAGTAGTTCTACCAATTTCAATAAATCCATTACCCGTAGCTTCTAAATCTGTATAGGCTTTAATTAATGTTTCTGTAAATGTTTCTTCTTCATTTGTTTCTTCTAGCCAATTATCTAAATCTTGGCGAAGCTTGTTTAATTTTCTACGTGCTCTATCTAATTGTTTGTCGTCTGAAATATTGTCTAAAGCATCATTTGCTTTTTTTGTTTCTATAAATGTATACCCAAGTCCTACAATATTTGCAACCTTTGCATTAATTGCTGCGTAGTTGTACGGTGATATTTCATAAATTTTTGAAAGGTATTCTAGGTTATAGACTGGTTGAACCAAATCGAACATTGCATATCCAGTAACTGCCTGTTGCAATAAATTTTGTTGCGTTCCAGTTCCGTCTTGACCAATAAATCTTTTTGAAAACTCTCTAGACATTTTTCGTTTAAAATTAGTGCTAAGGCCATTAACTTTTTTTAATTCTGATTCTCCGATATTAAATGGGTCATTATCTACTACAACCTCTTTGCTATTAAATCTTGCCCAATCAGCAGAATTTGATATATCTATATTTTGAACAAACTCTGTATCATCATTAATAAATTCCATTAAGGCTTTCCTCCATTTTTAATTGAATCTTTGTATACGCCGATATCTAGTGGATCTGGTGTTAGACCCCAATCTAATCTTTGTTTTTGATGTTCAAATTCTTCATCATCGATTTTACGTCTGCCTGATAAAAATTTAGGTTGGCCTTCGTATATTCCAAATGATCTTACTTCTCTAGCCAATAAATCTATCTTTGATCGATTACCTTTTTTAGCTGTTATTGATAAAAAGTTTCCATCGTCATCGCCAATCCATCTTCCGTCTGGCATTTCCCATACGTATATTCCTAAAGTTGTTTCTTCTATTACTTTTTGATTAACATTTTTAATATCCATTAGGTATTAATTCTACCATTACTTGTGGTTAAAGTCCATATTTTGTCAAGACAATTGACAGGATTATGAGTTTTGTATCACAAGCCAGTCATTATTATATAGGTTTATTGAATTTTCGGACAAGGTTATGGAAGATCCGCTGGTTTGATAGGACTGCCTAGAGGTATATAAATCATAATGATTAATAATCTTATTATAGTCTAGCAATTCCTTATAAAATGACATATATTGATATAAAGATTTAACTGATCCAGAGGATTTATAATTTACTGTAACTTCCCCATATATTGGAGCTGTAAAATTAATAACGACATGGTGTATATCATTTACCTTAAATATATTAGATATTAGGGTTTGGGAAGATACATCTACCCCATTAACATATATAGAGGCTATATTTGTTTTATTAATTGACCCATTTGTATTCCATGAATATTCGCTAGCCGCTCCTACTCCGTTTACAATAGAGCTAACAAGTAGGCTTTTGTTTAAAGAATAGGGAGTATAAAAAAATTCTATAGACTGCTTTAATTCAGAAAGATTAATTTTAAATCCAGAGTTTTCTGGGACCAATGCCCCGTTTCTCGGATCTCTATTTACAATTGAATACACATCTTTACCTAAATAAAAATCTAGGCCTTGAATTTTTGATAAATAACTTGATCCATTTTTAGAATACATTATTTGATTATTATAAAAACTAATATCTAAATTATATAATTTTGGTAGATACTTAGATATGTTTCCAGAAGACATTATTATTTTTATATTTAAAACCTTACTGCTACTAAATTCTGAACTTTTGTATTGTGGAATAGATTCTCCATTTACACATGCGCTATAGTTTATTCCGTCTGTACTGGTTTGAACAGTTATCCCATTATCCGCAAACCATTCTATTTTTGAAGAATCCATAATTGTCGCCGCTGGTAAATATATAGTATCTGTCAATATAACTGTTTTGCTATCAAGAGTTTCGCCTTTTTTAATTTGAATATACTTATTTGTTTGATCATAATATAAATCGTCTGTTATTAATTCTTCCCATGTTCTATTAAAAGGATAAGAATATGTAAAAACTTTACTTATATCGGTGTCATAAAATTCAAAAAATTCTCCATTATCTGTTTGAGATATTTGAGAAGGATTAGTATGGCTATGATTAGAATAGTGATCTAGTATTTTTACATAAGGCAGCCCGTATCTATATACCGCTACGTCATCTATTAAAAACTTATCGTCTGAGTCTGATGTAGGTCCAGAAGTTAATAATATTTCATTGTTTGTAAATGGATTAGATGATATTAATTTACTTACACAAAGATTACCATCTATGTATATGTGAGCTTCTGTGACTGAATACACGCAGGCTATGTGTATAGATTTATTAATAAATGGTAAAGTATGTTCTAAAATTTCTTGACCTAGTTTAAAAATTATGTTTCCATTTTCATAAAATATTCCAACATTTTTTGTACTGTCTCCTAATATTGTAGTTAAAGAGTCTGTACTTATTTCTGGATACATCCAGCATTCTAGTGTAAAATCATTATCTCCATAATAAATTGTACCAAATCCTCCAGGAGCATTGTTTTTATAATAACTATTAACAATTGGAAATTCTATGCTTTTAGAGGATGTAATTTCTATAGAATGATTACCGCTTGGAGATAAAGGAAAATGTTTTGGATTATTATTAAAGTCTCCTACATATAAACCAAAATTAGAGCATCCAGAACTGTCTTCTGCTAAATAGTTAATGTTTCCATATTCTTCATACGCATCTAGAAGATCTTGGTATGTATCATATTTATCTAAAATATCAGTAAAGTCAAAAGTTGGATTTACTGCAACGTCATCTAGTTGCCAGAATCCAACTGGATGGTCTTTTAATATTTTAATCTTATATGACATTTTACCGTTTATCCCCTGATTATTTATTGTGTGTTAATATATTTCCTGCAAAATACCAATTGTATGGATCGCAGCTAAATGTATAAACATCTTTTTCAAGATTTAAAATATTTTTATTTACCTTAGTGACCACTGTTTCTGATATAATTTTATTAATATCTAAATTTTCTGATAATTCATCTGGATTAATAGTTATTAAAAAATCTCCTTCTTGAACTGTGCCTGCTTCGACTACACGATACTCGTTATTGCGTTTTACGAATATTGGATGAGTTTCAGTAAATTGAGCTGTTTTATCGTTGTTAAAATATACTCTTTCCACTTTATTAGAAGCAATTACATTTGTAACTTTAGTATGTACTAAATTATTTAACTTCAAATCTTGCACATTAATTTGTAATGGAGTTGCATTTGATTCTTCGGTTAATGATTCTAAATTAACTGTTAAAAGCACATCTTCAATTTTAATATCTCTAGCTTTTTTTGGACCATTGCTAGTTAGTATTAAGGTATCTCCATCTACGCATCTTGTAAAGTATGGACCAAATGCTGGTGGAAAAAATGGAAAGAAAGGTGGTGCAAAATATGGAAAGAATGGAAATGCTGGTGGGAAGAATGGGAAGAATGGGAAGAATGGTGGGATTGGCTCAACTGGTGGGACGTATGGTGGAAAATCTGGGAAGAAAGGAAAGGCTGGTGGGAAAAATGGAAAGAAAGGTGGAAAGAAAGGTGGAAAGAAAGGTGGAAAGAATGGTGGGACATAAACATAATACTGAAATGGTATAGGTGTTCCAAGTGGTACTACTGATCCGCTAGTTAATCCTTGTGAATATATTACTAAATTATTTGATTCTGTATTTGTATCTGTGGTTGTTTGTATGTATATAAATCCTAAATTTGTTAAATATGTTTGCGTAGTAGTATAAGATTGTCCAGTAATATTTGGAACTGAAGTTTTTCTTACTCCGTGTCTACCACGACTTGATTTTGGCATTTTAGGCGCTCAAATCGCCAAGTGCAACCCAAAGATTATTTCCTCTTTTTATTAATGTTACAGATGACCATTGTGATCTTAATTTTAATCCAGGAGTTGCATTAACAGTAACACCTGTATCTCCTGCAATTGTAACTTGTGAAGATCCAGTTTGAACAATATCAACTGTTGATCCTACGGCAAATATCTCTGAGTCTGTCGGTACGGTTATAGTTCCTCCGCTTGACATTTCTATTAGCTTTCCAAGATCTGAAGATACTATTGTGTAAGATGAAGATTTTTGTGCAATTGTAAATACTGAAACTAAATCTTGTCCAGCTGCACCAGTTTCTCCAGTTGCTCCAGTTAAACCAGTTTCTCCTTGAATACCTTGAATTCCTTGTATGCCTTGTTCTCCTTGCGGACCCTGCGGACCAGTTGCGCCAGTTGCACCAGTATCTCCTGTGTCTCCCTTGTCGCCTTTAAGTCCTTGAATACCTTGTATTCCTTGATCTCCTTGTGGACCTCTTATTGTTCCAACATTTATCCAAGAAGATGTTGATTGTGACCAAACATATAAATCATTATTAATTAAATATGCATCTGCAGGACTTCCAGTAGGATGTGCTGCTTGTAGCGCTGTTAAGTTTGCATAAGAGCCAAGTATATTAACACCAGTTCCCTGTTCTCCTTGAATTCCCTGTATGCCTTGGATACCTTGTTCACCTTGTGGCCCAGTTGGTCCAGTTGCACCAGTTGCTCCAGTTTCTCCTGTGTCTCCTTTGTCGCCTTTAAGTCCTTGAATACCTTGTTCGCCTTGAATACCTTGTACGCCTTGAATTCCTTGTTCGCCAGTTAAGCCAGTTGCACCAGTATCTCCACGAGGAATTGTAAAACTTATTGTTTGGCTTGGCGATGTGCCCGCAATTGTAACTGAGGCAGATGAGCCTGCGTTTCCAGTTGTTACTGTTCCTACAGATAAAACGTTTGATGGCCCCGTTGCGCCAGTTGCGCCAGTTGCGCCAGTTGGACCAGGATGATTGTCAATATATTCAGAAATATCAGCAGCTAAATATGAAATGTCTCTTGGGATGTCTGGGGAGTCTGTGTAATCTGGAAATCTCCAGTTTTTATCATTTGAAATAGTGGCCATTTTTAAATTATACCACCTTGTTGGGTTTTACGCCAAAATCCAGGAGACATATATTTAATTCCAGAAATAACTGGTAAAGACTGATGGTAGTAGGGCTCCACAGATGGAAATATTACAATGCTTCCTGCTTCTGGCTTTATAGTTATATCTTGATTTGGAAAATTAATTTCTCCACCTTCATAATTATCATTAAGATATAGCACTACTGATATATTAGGGTCATCTCCGTTATTATAATCATCAACATGTGGCCCCATAGATTTTCCAGTAGAATATTTACTTATAGACAATGGCATTAGGCTACCTATATTTATTGAATAATATTTTGAATAATCTTCTGACGAGTCGACTATTGCTTTTTTAAGAATATAGTTTATTTTTTGTATATCCTGGTCTGTATCGTATTCGACAGAGCTACTAAATCTTTTTTGATATCCAAAAACATACTCTTCGTCCCCGCTTGCAATCCATTCTTGCCATACAGGAATACTTGTATTATTATTTAAATTTTTATCTGATGCCTCTATTAAATCAATTAAAGATTCTGGATTTTTTATAACATTTTTGTAGTAAGATATTTTATCAAATCTTTCTACATTAAGCATATTTGTTTCCTTTTAGCCATTCTTCTTTTTGAATTGCTTGTTGCCTTCTTACTTCTTTTTCTTCTTCTTCCCATCGATCTAATGTTTCTTGATCATAAACTGAATCTGCGTAGTCCCAGAATGAAACCATGGTGTATCTTGTACCTTTAGTTATTTCTGATACTCCGTGAATATTTTCATAACCACCAGGAAAAACATAATAAGAATAAACATTTGGTTTAAACGATAAATACGTTTCCATATTATTATCTTTATCACAAAAGTATAGTTCTCCGCCCTCATAGTCGTCATTAAGATACAATATTCCTACATATTTATTTATTTCAAAAGCATTTGGTTTTCCATCATTATCTGAATTATCTGAGTGCGGGCTTGCAAATCCTCCAATGTCCCATTTTTGTGCATGAGATGTATTTGCCCTAACTTCTCTTTCAAATACTGTTTGAACTGCTTCTTGATATTTATCTTTTAATTTATCAAAAAATCCTTCTGGGAGATCAAATTTTTTCATTGTTTCTGCATCTGTTTTAATTCCTTTTCCAGATGATCCATAAAATGCAATATCTCCCCAGTCAACATCACAATTTTCAAAAAAGTTTATCATTTTTGGAACAATTTGAGGATCTATAAAATTAGGAATTTCTACTATTGTATTTACTTTAACACCAAGGACTCCCATTTTATCAACAGGAACTTCTTCGTTTTGCAAATAAATAAAATTAGATTTATCTATATGTTCTATAATTCCATTTTTCATTCTTTTTCCTCTTTTGCTTTAATCTCTAAATTTTCTTCTTTTTGTATTTTTTTTAATTTATGTGTACCATCGCAATATGGATACGCATTAGACCTTCCACAAGTACATTGTTTCATAAATATTTACCATTATCTTTTCCCATAAATCTATTTACAGATTCTGAATCTATTTGATTATCAAAAGCTTCTTCTTTTATTCTTTCTTTTTCCATCTGTGCCCATAAGTCTTTTCCATATTTTTTTTGATTATCTAGCCATTCTTTTGAACCTTCATATTTATATTGCCAAAAAGATCTTATCATATATCTATCGTTTCCAAAAGCTTTTTTAACTCCGTGGTAGTACGGTGGTCTTGAAGGGAAAACAATTACGTCTCCCTTTTTTGGTTTATAAGAAATAAACTCATCATTAATCTTAAAACAAATTTCGCCATCTTCATAGTCATCGTTAAGGTAAAAAGTAGTAGTTATGCCAAATTTATTACCTGGGACCTCTTTTTCTGCTTGTACGAAATCTGTATGGTAATTCATAAAATAATTTTTAGATACGCCTTCACCATTTTTAATATATTTATTAATTGAAGCTGATTGTTTATAGTAATTTGGTAAAGAGGTTTCTGGGTACATTTTTAGAAAATGACTGGTTACATCATAAAAAATTTCTCCCACCTCTATAGATAATGTTTTTTTAATTTGTTTTTCAAACTCATTTTCATTAATTTCCCAATCTCTTGAATTTATAAATTCATTTCTTGTTGGAAAATTATCAAATTCTAAAACTTTTTCTGCTAATGCAGTCATTTCCCCAAATGTATACCATGAATCCCAACTAGTTAATTTTTTTGATTTTTCTAAAAAACTATCAACATCATTAAAAACATTTTTATAAACATTTATTTTAGGATATATAGAGATAAACTCTATCTCTTTGCTCATAGTTGTTTTTCTCCAGTGTGCTTTAATATTGTCCAAAAAAATGGGATTACATATCTAATGCCACTTGTAATTTCAGTAACACCATGAATATAATTCATATCTCCAGGAAAAAAATATGCTGCTCCTGGTTTTGGTTTAAATTGTATGTTATGCTGTGGAAAATATAGTTCCCCTCCCTCATAATCATCATTTAAATAAAATAATCCAGATAAGTCATAGTACGGAAAATCATTTGGTTTTCCTGCGTCTAATCCCTCATGAAGTTCTTTATCAGCATGAGGGAGTTGTTTATATCCTGGCATCCACCTTACTATTGCTGGGCTGGTGGGAAACGCATCGACTTTAAAAAAGTTATCTACTTCAATTTTTAATCTATCAACCATTCTTCCAATAACATTTGAAATTTCTGGGTCCGCTTTATCTAAAATAGGTCTAGACGCTACCCTATTATCCCAATAAGATGAATCATAAATAATTGTTCCATTTTCATTATAGTGTGTTTGTGTGACGTCCCACTCTGATATATTTCTTGCACAATTAGATAGGAATTCTAACTCTTCTGGTGTCATAAAATTTTCTCTTGCTTGAATCATATCTGGAGAAGATCCAAAAAATCCAGATGGTGTTATAGAAATCCTATTGTTATAATTTTTTGTATCATTAGCTAATTCTCTATCCATATATTTATTATACCATCCTATTCATAGTTTCTTTTAGACCAAACTTCATTTTTATAAACTCCACCATCTTTTACTCTATATTTATCGCTGTTATTTTGATTTTTTTTATATAGACTATTTGGATTTTCTATAAAAACTTCTGAGTGCCAATCTTCTCTTTTAAATGGAATTATTTGTGCATAAGGTGTTCCTGCTGGAATCACGCCTTCAAATCCTTTTATAATAAAAAAGGGCATTGTACCTGGTAAATTTATTTTATCATTATCTACAATTCCTGCAGACATAAGAAATGGCAAGTCAAATCTATTAAATGGGGTTGTATATAATGCACTATATCCTTCTGGAAGTTCTATTGCCCAGTCTGGATACCATGCAAAATGTTCTTTATAATATCCCTGCGGATGAACAAATTGCGGCATTGGTTGTCTTTCAGAACAAAAGTCTTTATATTTTTCTTCTTTAATTTCTACTGACATTTTATTATTTTTTAAATAAAATTTAACATCGCATGGAGTTTTTAAAACATATCCTGTTCCAAGAATATCAAATATTGCTGGACACGCTTTCCAGGTTGGTATTTTGCCTCCGTCTGGACCTTTCCAGTAATCTTTTGTTAATGGATTTATTGCAAATCTATCTGCTTTCCTAAACCATTCTGGTATTTCTTTAATTGATGGGGAGGGTTTTGATATACTATCTTTGTTTAGCCATGGTCTATTAGAAACAAATTTAATTTTATTATTCATTATTTTTATCCAAGGTATTATCTATTACTTTTAGTTTTAATGATTTAACTTCGTGTGATCCAACTGAATTTTTATTTTCATCTACAGCATCTCTATACCAGTCTGTCCACTGCCCAGATTTGTTTATTTCTTGAGCAGCATCTCCATAACTTTTTTGTTTTTGAGCATATTCTGGATTGTGTATAAAATTTTCTATTTCTATAAACTCATCCTTTAATTTAGTTAATGAAATTGGAATAATTGTTGCTATTGGAGTGCCAGCTTTTATTATAATTTCTTTATTTGCAGTTTTTGCTTTTATTGCTAATGGTAATTCGTTTGGATAAAATGATGTACTAATTAATGAAGCCATTACTTCAAAGTCTTCATAAAAGTAATTTAAACAATTTATAGTTAATAAACTGACGTCTTGTTTTGATTTAAATATTAAACCAGTCATAAGACTAACTGTTCCTTGTCCTCTACCAGTATATCCGTATTGCTCTCCAGACAATATTTTAACAGTATCTGGTGTTGTATCTGTTATTCCATTCCATATAAATTTTAAATCAACTGGACAAGAGAGTGTCCAGCCAATTGAATTTGCCATAGTGACAGGAAAACAATGATAAGCATGTTTATCAGGTGTGTTTTCCATCCAATCTCTTTTTATAGAAAGAGGCTCTATAATAAATGAGTCTGGATTAGTCTTGTACGCTTTTAGTATTGACACTAGTTGCCAGTATCTTGATACATTTCCTGAGTATGGAATTTAGCACTATAATCTAACATTGTAACCAAAGAATATTTAGTTCCTGATTTAACTACTTTAGCTTGATGAGGATACATATATGTAGATGGGAATATGTATAAATCTCCTGTTTTTGGCTTAATATTTAAATTTTGTAATCTAAAATATAACTCTCCACCTTCATAGTCGTCATTTAAATACCCTACCAATGAAACTGTACAGTTATAGGAGAACCCATGATCATGATGTTCCATAAAGTGATGACCAGGCACATATTTAATAAAATTAAAAGCTTCCCAGTATTGCAGTTTATGTATATTATGTTTTTTACAATAATCTTGAACTGCTGGTGCTTGTTTGTCGTAGCAGTCTTGCCATATTTGCTGTAAAGATAAAGAAACTTCTGATTTGTCTTGCTCTATGTCTGTTTTTTTAAATTTAAAATCAACGCATTCTCTATACTCTGGCATTCTTTCTTGATATCCAACATATGCTGGTTGCCAGGTGTAATTTGGAGACTTGCCATCTAGTTCTTTTTCTAATCTTTCAATTAAATTTAAATCTTTTGTTAAAACATCTCTGTACACCCAAATTCCAGAACCTAAATCTTCTGCGCTAGACCATGTCTGAGTATTTGTCATTTGTTCTCCTTATGTCCTAATAGATTAATATCCATCATAACTACAACTGAATACTTATCCCCAGAAATCATTGGTTCTGAAGAGTGTTCATATATATAGTTTGATGGGAATATTACTACATCACCACGTTTTGGCTTGTATACTAATTTGTCTAATCTTGGAAATGCTATTTCTCCGCCTTCGTAGTTATCGTTTAAATAAATTACAGCAGATACTGTACAATTATAATGCGGTCCATGATCTGCATGAACTCTAAAGTGTTGTCCTGGGCTTGTGTATTTTACAAAGTTAAATGCTTCATAATATATTACATTAATTCCCCAGTATTGACAATAATCATCTATACATTTTTTTAATACATCATATATTGATTTATGCATATCTAAAAGTTCTGCATTGTTTTCATTTCTTTGTCCAAGGTTTTCTGGCTTGAATTTAAAATCAACACAGTCTCTTGCAGATTTTACTGGCTTGTCGGAAGTTGTAACTTGTGCCTCTGACCATTTATAAAGTGATCCGTTAGTTAATTTATCTTCTAATGTTTTAATTGATGTTTCACAAACATCGCTTGTAATAGCTGATTGATAAATATTTAATCCAATTCCTGGATTTAAAACTTTAATATTTCCAAAAGATCTTTCTACTCTAAAAGAAGTTGATTCCGACCTATCTTTTGTAAACCAAGGATTGCTGTCTATATCATAAATATCTGACATTTTATTCTTTCTGCTAGAAATATATTATATATAATTATATATATATTGTCAAGATTATTAGGGCCTTTTGGGCCCTAATAATTATTTTACTATTTATTGTGAGTTAATATATTACCAGCAAAATACCAGTTATATGAATCACAACTAAATGTGTATACATCTTTTGGTGAATCTAAAGTTACTTTATTTACCTTTGTAACCTCTATTTCTGATATCACCTCTGGCATAGACAGTGTTTCTTTTAGAGACTCTAGATTAATTTTTATTAAAGAATCTCCTTCTTGCACTGTGCCTGCTTCTACTACACGATATTCATTATTTCGCTTTACGAATATTGGGTGAGTTTCAGTAAATTGAGCTGTTACGTCATCGTTAAAGTAAACTCTATCTACTTTATCTGAGGCTATTATATTTGTCACTTCAGTGTGTACAAGATTTCCTATTTGCAAATCATTGACATTTATTTGAAGTGGTGCAAAGTTAGACTCTTCAGAGATTGCTTTAGCGTCTACTGTTAGCAACTTGTCACCCATCTTAATATCTCTAGCAGGTTTTAATCCTTCGCTTGTTAATATTAAAGTGTCTCCATCTACGCATCTGACGAAGTAAGGTCCAAATGCTGGTGGGAAGAACGGTCCAAATCTTGGTGGGAAGAACGGTGGGAAGAACGGGAAGAATGGGAAAAACGGTGGGAAGTACGGGAAGAACGGTGGGAAGTACGGGAAGAACGGTGGGAAGAACGGGAAGAATGGGAAAAACGGTGGGAAGTACGGGAAGAACGGTGGGAAGTACGGGAAGAACGGTGGGAAGTACGGGAAGAACGGTGGGAAGAACGGTGCCGTTGTAGTTACAGAAGCGGTGGTTGCTCCCAAAGACGTTCCATTAGCATTTATTGCATAAATTGTATAGGTCTGTGATGTTCCTCCAGTTTCTGAAATTGTTGCTGGTGAAGTTTGATTTGTGTACTCAGGTCCATCTGAAGAAACAACGGTATAGCTTGTAATTGTCTTACCGCCAGTTCCTCCTGATGACCAGGAAACGCTATCTTGATTTACAGTTGGTGAAGATGCGCTTACAGAAACAGGTTGTGCTGGTACAGTAGTGATTAATGTCGAACTAGATGATGTTGCAGCAGATGTTCCAGCAGCATTAGATCCAGTTACTAAAAATACATAAGAGGTGTCAGATGATAATCCTTCTACTCTATATGATGTATTTGATGTTGTAAAAGTTGATGAGCTAGGATTTGTTGTTATTGAGTAAGAAGTTGCTGGCGGTGATCCAGCTGGTAGCTCCCAAGAAAGATCTGCTGCGCCATCGTTATACGTCCTACTTGTTCCAACATCTGTTACAGTTAAATTTTCTACGGGTTTTGGCTCTAAAAAGTCATTTGATGACTGTGATTTTCTACCAGCTCTTTTACTCATTTATAATTCTCCTTATGACTTCAGGTCGCCGTATACTACCCAAGAGTTTTCTGCTCTCTTGAATAATGTACATGATGACCATTGAGTACGTAGTTTTAATCCAGGAGTAGCATTTACTGTTACGCCTGTATCTCCTGCAATTGTAATTAATCCTGTATTAACTCCAAGTATATCTAGTGTTGTTCCTGTTGGGAAAGCAACTGCTGAATTTGTTGGAATTGTAATTGTTACAGGATCTGTAGAGTTTACTTCAATTAATGAATCTCTTTCAGATGCTGCTGAAAGTGTGTAGTTTGCAGTTTTTGAAATAATTGGAGTTCTTGAAGGAACGCCTTCTTTAGTTTGAGTTCCATCTGTAAATGCTACACCTGCTGCTGCAACTGTTACTGTTCCAGTAAATGTTGGTGAATCAAGTGGGGCTTTTAATGCAATGCTGTTTGTAAGTGTTGTGCTTAAGTTTGCATCATTTCCAAGAGCGGTTGCAATTTCTCCAAGAGTATCAAGTGTTGAACCTGCACTATTTACAAGTGCTGCAACTTCTGCACGAACAAACTCTGTAGTAGCAATTTGCGTAGTGTTAGTTGCTGCTGCTGCTGTAGGGGCTGTTGGGACTCCAGTAAGTGCTGGTGAGGCCAACGGTGCCTTTAGATCAAGAGCTGTCTGTGTTGCTGATGACACTGGCTTATTAGCATCTGTAGTGTTATCTACGTTACCAAGGCCGACATCTCCTTTTACTAATCCAAGAGGTGCAGTAATTGTTTTATTTGTAAGTGTTTGTGAGCCAGTTAAAGTAGCAACTGTTGAATCTATTTCAACTGTTACTGGTGATGAACCATTATAAGATGTACCAGTTAAACCAGTTCCAATTGTTAATGCATCTAAATTAGTTCCAAGTGCTTTTCCTGAAATTGTTGAATTAGAAAGCTTATCATTAGCAATAGATCCTGCAAGCATTGTATTTGTTACTGTTGCTGTATCTGCTCCTGTAATTGCAGTTCCAGATATTTTTGTAGCCTGAATACCAGCATTAGATGCAATGTTTGCATTGCCAATTTCATTTGTATTTTTTGCAAAATAAGTACTTGTTGCATTTGCTTGAGTTAAATATGTTGTGCCAGCATTTGCTTGGGTTAAATAAGTTGTTTCTGCACCAGTTATTGTTAAATAATCTGATGCAGCATCTGCTTGGCTTAAGTATGTTGTACCTGCATCTAAAATTTTCAAATATGTTGTATCTGCTTCTGCTGTAGTTAAAACAAATTCTGTATCTACACGAATAGTGTTATCTGTTTTAAGTATTCCATCTCCTACATTAAAGCTTGATGTTCCTGATATTTGTGTAAAGTCTATTGCATCTGTACCAATTCTAACAGATCCATCTGTATTTGTTCCTGTATATATTTGAGAAAATTGCTTTAGGCCATTTTCTGTTCCGCTTATTACGTAGATAACATCGCCCTGTTCTACATCAAGAGGTAATTGTTCATTTGAATTATTGTAGTCTTGAGCTCTAGTTAAAACTACTGGGGCGGATGCTGATCCAGCATTTGTAACCTCATAAATACCATTATGAATGTTATTTGCTTGATCTTTTACAACAACTCTATATCCTGCAACTAATAAAACATCATCTATTGATAATGTTCCATTTGAGTTCATTGTTAATGTTGCACCAATTCCAGTTCCATTTCCTAAATCAGCAGATCCTGCTGTATAAGTTGCTGCTAAGGCAGATGTTGTGGCAACATGCGCTGCTTTATGTATATTTAAAGAAGAAGCTACTGAGTTTAGTGCTACTACAGTTGCAACTTCTGAGGTGTCTACGACTAATTCTATTGTATTTGTATTGTCGTTATAAGATTTTGTTATACCAAATCCTGCAGAAATAGAGTCATTAATTGCATCTTGTGAAAGTTCTGCAATATCTCCTACTAAAGCTACGGTTCCTGAATTATCTGGCAAAGAAATAGTTCGATCTGCTGTTGGATTTGTTGCTGTAAGTGTTGTTTCAAATTCATTAGCTGTAGATCCTTCAATTATAATGCTTGATTTAGGAATTAATAAATTTCCATCAACATCTAATTTTGCTGGTCCGCCAGGGTTTCCAACATCTTCTACTGGTACGTAGTCTTGAGTTACAGTATTTTGTAATGAGCCTACTTGGGAGTCAACATAAGTTTTAAGTGCAACAACAGAATCATCGATGTTAATAGAAATTGTATTACCGTTGTCATTGTAAGATTTTGTAAGACCTGCTCCCATTGAAAGGGCTGCATCAATTGCATCTTGTGCAATTTCTGAAATTGCTGGTGAGTCTGCTGCAATGTATGAAAGGCTGGTCCATGCTGTGCTTCCAGATCCGACCTTAATTTTTCTGGTGTCTGTTTCAACACCTAGTTCACCTGCGGCTAGTGTAGGATTTGCTGAGGTCCATTCTGATGCTGTTCCTCGTCTTACTTGAATTCTTACTGTTGACATATTTATTACCCCTTATTTGCTAATTATAGCATTTATTTTTTATTAGACTATAACTCCAGAATCGAATGTTAACCCATATGTTGAAGTTGATGGGGCTCCACCGTCTGCGAATTTAGTTGCTGTTGTACTTACTCCGTTTGCCTGAACTGTATAGATTGGAAGACCATTGTAATCAATAGCCAGACCAACATCCATAAAGCCTATTTCTGTTGCCATATCTGGAATATCTGCCACAAATGCAATTGGACTCCAGGTTCCATTTAATTGGATCTGTAGTTTGTTTGTTGTTGTGTCAAATCTAAGGGGGGTTGAACCTAATACGACGTTAGAATCAAATGTGGCATCTCCTGCGACATTTATTCCATTCTTAACTTTAAAGTTTTTATTCTCTGTTGCCATTTAAGTTCACATATCCCCTAATTGTTTTTTGTGGGGAGATTCAGGCTCTCCCCTGGCCTTTTATTTAATTATACTAACAGTGTACCAGTAATTAATACTTCGGTATTGTTATTTGCAGGTGTTACACGAATTCTTACATCTGTTCCGCTTACATCTGCTGAAACTGTTTGAAGTGCAACTCCACTTGTTGATGACATTCCATATTCTGTGATATAGACGTTATCTGAAGAGTCTAGAGTTACCATAATTTTTGCAACTTCTGTGTGATTTCCATTTTTTGACTTAACAAGGAATTCTCCGCTTCGGTATGAAGCCTTTGCCCATGCATAAGCTGTAGTTGCGGCTGCGGTAACAATATTACCTGTGGTTGCAGCAATTTGCTTAGCTACTGAGTTAACATTTACTGCTGTAAACGCTGTGGTTCCTGCAGTTACTCCAGAAAGAGCAGATGATGCTGTGGCTTCTGCTGCTGCTTGAGCGGCGTTAGCCTTTGATGTTGCATCTCCTGATGCTGTGGCTTCCGCTGCTGACTGTGCTGCGTCTGCTTCTGCTTTAGCAAAAGCTGTTGTAGCTATTTGAGTAGTATTTGTGTTTGCTGCTGCAGTAGGCGCTGTTGGGACTCCAGTTAAATCTGGTGAAGCAAGTGGGGCCTTTGTTCCCAATGCTGTTGTAATAGTTGTTGTGTAGTTAGCGTCATCATTAATTGCTGCTGCTAATTCATTAAGAGTATTAAGAAGGTCTGGTGCGCCGTCTACTAAATTGCTAACTGCTGTTGAAATTGCAGTGTTGCGATTTGATACCTCTGTTGTAATTAATCCGTCAACATAGCCTTTAGTTGATGCATCTGTTGAATCTGTTGGTGTTGCAAGGCCAGTAATCTTTTGACTGTTTAAAGCCACTGCTGCAGATGGTGCGCCGATAGAGTTTAATGTAAACTCTGAAGGGTCTACAGAAATTGCTCCTGTTGCATCATCATAATCAAGACCATTACCTACAGCATTTCCTACAGCATCTTGTGCTCTTTCATCTGTAAAGTAAAGGTTTGTGCCTTCTGAAATATTTGTTGTTGAAGCATTTGCTGAATCAAATTTATTGTTTAATTGTGTTTGAATTGAAGAAGTTACGCCATCTACATAGTTAAGTTCTGTTGTAGAAAGTGTTGCACCATCAAGAATGTTAAGTTCTGTAGCGGTTGCTGTAAGAGCTACGTTTTCATTTATGTTTGGTGATGTTAAGGTCTTATTTGTTAATGTTTCGGTTTTGCTTGCAGTTGACTTATCGTCTAATTGTGTCTGAATTGAAGATGTTACGCCATTAAGGTATCCAATTTCAGTGTCAGATACATCTGCAACACGAGCCTGAATTGTGGCTGTGTCAACAGATATTGCACCTGTTGTATCGTTGTATGAAAGTCCAGTTCCGACTGCGTTACCGACGGCATCTTGTGCTTGCTCGTCTGTGTATGTTACTGCGCCAGTTAAACTAATTGTTCCAGTAGTGTCATTATAACTTACTGAAATGTTTGTATGTGTTCCGTCTACAAGTTGTGCCGCTACGGTATCTTGAATAAATTCTAGTGAGTTTTCAGTAAGGATATTAGATCCATTTACTGTAGCTGTTGATCCCTCAACAACTAAACCATTCTTAATTCTAAAGTTTTTATCTACTGTTGCCATTTTTTTGTTTCCCCTTACGCCTTAAAACTTTAAGGCGGTTCTATAATATCTAGCGGTTATAGATCCACTTGTCGGTGTTACTTTCAAGCTAATTATACCTGCATTTTCTTCTAATTGCACAGTATAAAGAGAAGTATTTGTATTTGATGATATTTCATATCTATTTATATGTAAGTCTGTTCCATCATTGACTATATCTAGTTGATCAGAAACAAACAAGTTGTCTTTTTTGATTTGTAGTGTATATCTTATTGTTGAATATAGAGATTTGGCAAAACTGTCTACTGTTGTTTTGTTCTCTATTCCACTTATTGTTAAATCATTATTTCCTTCAAGACCTAACAAAAGTTCTGCTACTGAGGTGCTGTTTTCTATGTCAGTTAAAGTTGTTTGTATTGCTGCAATCTTGTATTGAATAGAATTTGAATCATTAGAGCCATTTGCTCCAATTTTTGTTTCTATTGCTTCAACAGCATCATTAAGATTTATATGCTGTTCAGAGTGCGACGGACTAGATAATGGATCCGTTGAATTAGGATTTACCAATGTATCTAATGAGTTTGGAAAGTTTGTTGCCACGTTTTACCTCTTAGTTATGACTTAAGATAATTATATCATCTGGTATTTATAATTGCCTAAAATATTAAGCGTTTCCGCCATCTAGCAGTGATAGTTCTAAGAAGCTAGGATCTTCAACAATATCTGAAGGTTGGCCTCCATCAAATCCTGTTATTTTAGGAATATTTTCTAAAACACTTGCGACATTATTTATCTCTTTAAATGTTATTGGGTTTTCAATATCAATTGTATGTATTGCTCCATCGTATGTATGAGTGTGTAAATAAAATGGTGCTGGGTCTGTATTGCTTGCTATTGTTACCCATATTGCTCCGTTATGAATCTTTAAAGCCTTTTCTGTTGTATTAAAAAAGACATCGCCTTCCGACCCCGCAGGGTCGGATGCTAATGTTGCTAAATTTAATAAAGACTTTAGTTTCAATTTGTTATCCTATAACTACTACTTTATATGCTCCAGATGATGGTGCGGTTGCAAATTTAATTGTTACCGCTGAATCGGATGTAAGTTCTACATCTGTTTCAACCTTAGCATATGGAGAGGCTACTTCTGAAACCTGAACTAATACATCAGTAGATCCTAAATTGTGAGTTACTGTATAAGAAGTTGCAGAGGTTGAAAGGGTTTCTACATACTTCCTAGTAATAGCATGATAGTCGGCACCGTTATTTGTAAGTGTCCACTTGTCATCTGTTTCATTCCAAATAATTGATGTATTTGTAGAAGTTCCACGCTCTACTTCAATTCCAGCGTTTGCTAATGGGGAACCTGTAACGTTGCTATTTAAAACAACTACGTTATCTTCAATTGTTACTTGTTCAGTATTTAAAGAAGTTAATGTTCCATTAACTGTTAAATTTCCACCAACTGTTAAGTCGCTGGTAATTGTTACGCTGTCTGGAAGTCCAATTGTTACTGCTGAATTTTCAGATCCAGAGCCAGAAACTTCAATTTCATTAGCTGTTCCAGCAATTGTTGCAATATAGTTACCAGTTGTCTGTGTTGCAAGATCAACATTTTTGATACTTACTGCGCCATCTGTTACAGTAAAGTCTGCTGTAGCAAAGGAAGCAACACCACGATTTGTAGTTGTTGCAATTTCTGCATCTACTGTTAGAGTTCCTGCGTTGTCATCGTATGTTACATCAATGCCTTCGCCTGCAACAATTTGTGAGGATACAATATCTTGTACACGCTCAGCGTTTAATGTTACTGCTCCAGATGTTACTGTAAAATCTGTTGAATCAAAGCTGGCAACACCCTTGTTTGATGAAGTTGCATCTTCTGCTGAAACTGTAATTGTGTTGTTTGTTACAGCAACGTCAATTCCTTCTCCACCTGCAACAGTTAGTGTGTCAGTTAATAAATCAACTGTGTCTGTTCCAGTATCTCCAGCAATTGAAAGATTAGTTGCTACGTTTACTGTTCCTGCTGCAGTCAAACGACCTTGTGCGTCTACTGTAAATGTAGGAATTGCTGTTGTGGATCCATATGATCCAGCTGTTACTGTTGTATTATCTAAATCAATTGTTGTAGTGCCTGTTGAGTCACTATATGTCGCTGTTAGGCCAGTGCCACCAGAAACGTATGCCCCAATAGCATCTTGAATTACTTCTAAGGATCCAGATGTAGAAATCCAGTTTGTTCCGTCATAAAAGTATACAATTTTATCTACTGTGTTAAAATATATTTGACCTTCTACTGGGCTTGAAGGCGCAGTACTAAGGTTTTGAATTCGAGCATTTTGTAATTCATTTTTGTTAAGGTCTAAGCTAACTAAAAATTTTCTTGCCATTTTACTTCTCCTTTATGACAGGTATGCTGTCCCTGAAAATGGTTGAGCCATTGTCAGTTTAATCGTGTTTGCATTAACATATTCTAGTCCAGTTTCAACTGTTTCACCTGAACTATCTTTTGTTGTTACGTTTGGAAAAAATCCTAAATTATGTGTTATTGATACTGAATATACGTTGTTAACTGGTCCAGTTACTTGAGCTATTTCCCATGATTGAGAAAATGCAAAATCTGCACCTTCTGCAACCAATTGAATTATATTTGCGCTAGCCCAAGATTCGTCTGTGAGCTTTGGTCCATAGAATTCATGTGTAGTATTATTAACATAAAAATCTCCTGTAACCCCAAGATTATTTGATGGGGCAGAGCTTCCATTTAATATAGTTCTTCCAGCGGGACCTTGTGGTCCTGGTGATTTTATAATTACTTTATTTTTTACTTCTGTTACTATTACTTTTTCTGTTGACATTATATAGTTACCGATCTACTGAGAGTTAAAAACCCTTCAAGGAGTTTTATTTTATTCCCGTTAGAATCGACAACCATAATGTCATAAGAAGATTTTGGATAAAAGAGTTTATTTGTCTGGGTAGGTGTCATTTTAACGGTTAGTGTTCCAGTTGCGCCATTAATTGTTATACCACCAGAAGGTGATGTTAGTGTAAATGCTAGTTTGGATCCACCTTTAGTATCACGTACTTGCATCTTTGCAGTTGCATTTACTAAACTTATTGGTGTGACTTCATCCTCTAAGGTGTATTGAACCTCAAAGGTGAATGTAGCATTTTGATCTACTTCAAAATTCTTTTGTACTGCCATTTTCAAAATCTCCTAAAATAGGAAAACTCCTATGCTTATTTTAGCACAGGAGCCTTCTTAATTCAGTTTACTAAATTACTTAGCTGACTTGAAACCAAACTCTTGATTGCTTGGTGAAAGAGCCTTTAAAATTACTGGGGCTACTGCTGCAATTCCACCCATCAAAAGGTCCTTTGGATTTGTATTGCCAGTCATGTACAAAGCGATAGCTGCTGAAAGAAATGCACGAGCATAAGTTCCAAGCGCTGCTAGGATTTGTTCTGTCATTGTTATTACTCCATCGTTATTTAGATCTTTTTTCATTAAGATCCTCCTATTTCTGAGCCTTGTGCCCAGGAATTTTGGGGGTTACCCAATACTAATATAATACCACTATGCAGAGATATCTACAAGTTCACAATTTCCGTCAGACGTACATGCAAGCGTGGCGTTTGTAGAAGTTCCATCTTCTGTTTCATAAAAAGATAAATCTTCCCAACGAATAGACTTTGGCATCTTAGACAACAAGTCTTCGTATTCTTTTTTTGTTATTTCCTGATATGGTGCTTGCTTGTATGAATGATCAAAAGAAGGCAAGAATGAGATTCCAGAAACTTCATCAAAGTTTTTGTATACCCAAGCGCCAACTTCCATCCATTCGTCTTCTTTTACTGACACAGTAATTGAAGGCTTATGCTCACACCATGCTCTTTGATAAACAAGCCATGTGTTTAAATGATCTATAGCGGTTAAATCATTTCTAACAATTGCATCGTCTGGAGATTTTATTGGAAAAGAAAATACATATGTTTCTGTTGGTTTCATGACATCATCTTCGACTGGTATGCCCACTTCTTTTAAGAAAACAGAGATTGGGTCTGTCTTTGATCCACGAACTGTTCTAATATAATATTTAGAGTGCCACGGATGCATTCCAGAAGAAACGCCGACTAGTTGCGAGACTGTACCTGATGGCTTAACGCAAGTAATTGCTGCTGACTCTTGAATTCCAATTTTTTTAGCCTCTTCAGCATTTACCTTTCTTGCTGATTCACGGAGAGATACAAGAGTTTGCTCTAGTTTGTCTAAACCTTCTTGTCCAGAAAAGAATTTATGTCCAAATTGTCCTGTTAAAGATACGCCAAGCAGTCTTTCTTCTTCTGTATTATCTTTCCAAATTTTACGCAAATATTTAAAGTCTGTTAATGTAGATTGCCACGTTCCTAAAATAGTGGCAAGTCTTACTTTATTTTTAACATCATCAACTGTATCCTTTTCACGTAATACGACTTCTGAAAGGTTACAAAACTGATAAGGACGCAAAATAATTTCTGAGCAAGGGTTTGTCCCATAGTGTATTTCAGGATCCCGCCTTCCATATCTAGCTGCTTGTGCTTGTGCAGCGGCAACATTATAAATTCCACGTTCTCCAGATTTTGAGTCATAAAGATTTTTCCATTCTGCTATAAATTGTGCCATTTCTGGTTTTCTAGAATAAGCAACTGAGTTATTTGACAATGCTCTTTGTGGACTGTTCTCCCACCAATTACCTGACTTAGCTGCTGCCATTTCAATATCATTAATATTAGAAAGAGATATCATTGCAGATCTACGAACGCCACCAACTACAACAACTTCTCCAATTTTACACATAAGGTCGTGACATTCAATTGGCTTTAAGTTTCTTCCAACTGCATTTTTAAATATCTTAATTGTAAAATCAAAAAGATTTACTAATGGCTGTGGTCCAGAAGATCTTCCGCCCATAGTTTTAAGTCTTGCGCCTGCGGGTCTAAGTTTAGTTACATCAACTGCTGGAATCTGTCCAGACCAAAGTAATGCTAATAGTTCACGATATGCTTTTGCCCAACCTTGTTTTGAATCTTCTACTGTAATTACTGTAGTTGATTTTTCTAAAGATTCTGGGACGGCAGGAAGTTTATTAATATACTTATACTCAACAGAGAATCCTACACCTGTACCACACATAAGAATATACATTGTTTCATCAAATGAACGTGGTGAATCAACTGGAACAAATGAACAATTGTATCCAGCAACATGATCTCTTTCTAATGCTGGGCCAGAAGTCATTACTGCTCTCATTGATGGCATAACGTTTCTGTCTAGAACTGCTTGTTTTAATTCTGATATTAATTTTGCCGAAGGTTCGTATGAATACTCTTTAAATAAATGATCTAACATAAAAGAAAAATATCTATCTACAGTTTCTTGCCAATTTTCTCTGCGGTTTTCTTCTGGAACCCACTTTGCATATCTAGATAATGCAATAAAATTTTCATATGGGTTTTCAATTGTAAATGACATTTATATACGACCTTTTCTCCGCCAACGCAGCTTTAAAATTTGATTGAAGTCTAAGTGTACCAAACTTTATTTTATTGGTCTAGGTTTTAATTAAGTTTTTTTAAAATTTTATCAAATGAATTCTTGGTCAACTGTTTCCAATTATAATCTTTATGTATTTTAGTTGACTGAGCAAAATAATATCCTGAATATGCATTAAAGTTTATTGAAACGTCTCTCATAAGTTCAAGTAGGTGTTGATAGTTTGGCTCAAAAACTTTTCCTTCGTGTGGGAATGGCCAAGGTGAATCTATTAGTTCTGATTTTAATTTTAATGGCCCTAAATATTTTTCATAATGTGCCCAGCCGCTTGTACAAATTGTTGGCATGCCAGTTGCTAGTGCTTGAAGTGGAATAAATCCAAATCCTTCTCCATAGCTTGGATATACTAAAACATCATGAGACTGATACAGGCTTACAAGTTCTTCGTCATTCAAAACATCTGTAATTATAGACACGTTGTTGTAATATTTATCTGGAACGCCTAAAATATTTTTATCTAAATAATTGTTATATACTCTAGTTGTATTTATTTGATCTGCTTTAATGGTTAACGAATATCCTTCTTTATTTCCAAACAAGCTACCAAATGCATCTAGTACCATTTGTCCAGCTTTTCTTGGTGCTGGTTCTCCTATATGCAAAAATTTAATTACACCGTTTTCTTTTCTTCTATTTGGTATCCACATAGGATCAATGCCGTGTGGGTATACATTAGAAACCTTAAAGCCATTATCTTCAAATACATTTGCACACCAATCTGAAGTTACCCAAACTTCATCGCATGCATCCATATAATATTTCCAATCTTCTGGAATTACGGTAGATTCCCATGGTGTATAACTAATTTGATATTGATTTTTATGTAATTTAAAATGTGATGGTTGTGAAAAATTTAATTGTAATTTAGATTTTGGATCTTGAAATGGAGTGAAGTGTCCTAGATTATTTAAAGATTTTACTATATTTTTACTTGCATATCCGTATCCATTATTAGTTCTTAGGTTAACTATAGGCGTAGAAAATGAAATATTCATAAATTCTTTCTGGTCAACTGGGTTGACACGCTTAAGTAATCAATGCTACTATTATAGTTCGTTATCTCTAAAGGAGGAATGCCAATGGAGAGAATCAAACAAAGTTTGAGCGATGTAGTTCATAATTGGACTGTTATTATAATGATAACATTATTTTTATTTACAGTCCAGCCTGGTCCTACAATCAGTCAAGCTTTAACAACTGCGCCTGAGAAGGTACAAAAAACCGAAAAACAACTAAAGAGAGAAATAATAAATAAGTTCAGCAATGAAACTTATAAGCATTCTGAAATGCTTGCAGCCGAAGATTTAAAAGATTTATTATGGGCTGTGGGATTTGAAGGAATTGCTTTAAAAACAGCTTGGGCTGTTGCTAGGGTAGAGTCTAACGGAAGACCGCTTGCTCTAAACGACAACAAATCAACTGGTGATAAATCTTACGGGATTTTTCAAATTAATATGCTAGGGGAACTTGGTGTAGATAGATTAGAAAAATTCAATTTAGTGTCAAATAAGGAATTATTTGATCCAGTAACAAACGCAGAGATAACGTATTATATGACCAAGGGCGGTAAAGATTGGTCATCATGGCCTAACTCAATAGGAAAGGCCAAGGAGTTGATTAATCAATTCCCTAAAGCTTAAGGAGCAATTTTGCGACAGATACAATATGTATCTCAATATATAGCTTTATCAGAAGAGGGTCTTGTGCCTAGGCTTGAATGCCCAATGGACCAAGGCCTTCTTCAATCTAATTTAGATTTGGAAGACAATATATACTTATATTGTTTGTCATGCTCCTATAAAAAATTTATTGGAGAAAAATTGTATAACGATATAAAAGAAAGAGTTGGTAAAAATGTCTGACGAGAATAATCAATCTAAGAACCTTGAAGATAATTTGCCTATGGTAAATTATATAATGCTACATAGAATATACGATGTTTTAACGTTATTAGCAAAATACTCATCAAAGGATGATGGGGATGAAGTGGCTAAACTGATAGAGTATCATGAAAAGGGATTTTTATTAGGCCCAGCCCCTGCATTGACAACAGAAAATGGAGACTCAAATGAATAAAGAAGAAGTAATAAAAATAATGGTTGATGGCTTTATTGAAGATATGAGATTGATATATTCTAATGCTGGAATTTCTGATGAAGAGTCTGAGCAGCACATAGAACAAGGAAAACCTTCTTTTGAAGCAATATCATCAAGTATGTATGATAGATTAGTAGAAAAATCAATTATTAAATAAAAATATATAAGTGGTATAATTATTATATGTTTTATAATAAGCCAAATTGCACTAAGCTATCAGACAGAATATACGTATTTAAAAATATAATTCCAAAAGAAATAATGGATTTAGTTAATTCTGATCTTTCTTCTTATGAAAGAGAAAGTTTACAGAATGACTGGAGCGTCCGTGATTGGTATAAAGACAAAATGACCGAATCTTATAAAAGTAGTTTTTTGGTATGGAAATTTATTTCTGATTTAATTTACCCAGAACTCGTCATACATCCAGTAACCAGTTTTATGGTTAATTTGCCTGGAGATGAAGGAATGTTCGTACATTCTGATAGTCCAGGAAAAGGAAATTGTAATATGCTTTCTGAGATAGATCAATGGACAACTTGTTGCGAATTAGAATACGGGGCAATTGCATATTTTAATGAATTTACTGGCGGTCAATTATTTTATCCAAACATTAATCCAGATGGAACGATAAAAAAAGATAGTAAGTCAACAAAGGAAAGATTTGAAGAACCTTGTTTAGAAATTCAACCAGAACCTGGGGATATAGTCATACATGGGGCATGTTCTCCATATGACCATGGAACTAGAGAAACTAGGTCTGGGGTTAGAGTTGCATTTTCTACTTTTGCTTTATTAGGAATAGATAACCCAGGAACTTTTTATAATTATAAAACTCCTGAATGGGAAGATCAAATAGGAAAATATAAGAATCCTACAAGTGATCAATTAAATAATTGGAATACGCCACTTAAAGCAAATCCTCAATTTGAAAAAATAATTAAAAAATATGAACAAGAGATCAAATAAATAAAATGTTTTACGACAATCCAAAATGTATTAAACTATCAGATAGAATATTTATTTACAAAAATATAATTCCTCAAGAAATTATGAATGAGGTTAATAAGGATTTAAAAGATTTTCAAAGAACCATGCCTCAAAATATATGGAGTACAAATAACTGGTATGAAGATAAGGTTTGCCCCCCTATGCCAAGCACTTTTCTTGTTTGGAAATTTATGTCTGAGCTGATACATCCAGAAATTGTAATACATCCAATGAGAAGCTTAATGATTGCAGAGCCTCACGATGAAGGAATGTTTGTTCATGCCGACAGTCCTGGAATGGGTGCAGAAGATGAAATTTTTGAAATAGATACTTGGTCTGCTTGTTGTTCATTACAATATGGAATGACTGCCTATTTTGGACAATTTACAGGGGGAGAATTATTTTACCCAAATATTAATCCAGATGGAAGCATTAAAAATGGAACAGATATTAGCAAAGAAAGACTAGAAGAGCCTTGTCTTGTAGTTCAGCCAGAGGCTGGAGATGTTGTTTTACATGGCGCTTGTAAACCTTACGATCATGGAACTAAAAAAACAACTTCTGGTACAAGATTTGTATTTTCTAATTTTGCATTAAATGCTGAAGATAATCCTGGAACGTTTTATAACTACAGAAGCCCAGAATGGCAAGAACAAATAGGAAAATACGAAAATCCTACAGAGCAACAATTAGATGAATGGTGTAGCCCATTTAAAGTAAATCCAAAATTTGCTGATACTATAGAAGAAAAAACAAAATTTATGAATGAAAGAATATCTAAGGAATAATTTAATTTATCTTATTGACTTTGAAAAATAATAATTATACAATTATTTTGTAGGTCGAGCTTAGGCTCCTTACGTAGCTACAATAAGTAGCAAAACCCAATCGGATCCGCCTCTGATTGGGTTTTATACTATATTGGTGTATAATTATATTATGAGTCCAAGAAGATATTTTAGTGATCAAATGTTTAGCCCATACTTCCAGTCAGATCATTATAAAAATGAAAGTGTTGAGCTTAAAATGCAAAATAAACTTGAAGGGTTTTTAAAAAAACTATGGCGGTTGTTTTTGCTGAAACGCAAGTAAATAATACAATAATAAAAAGAGAAGAAGTATCCTATGCCCTTATAGTAGATGGGGTAGAATGGATGAGATTTGATGATTCTTACATATCTAGAGAACAACTTTATACATGCTATGATTTAGCATATGGCAAAGTACTGCTTACTGGATTTGGTTTTGGGGTATTGTCTGATTGGATAGCCTCTAAAGATAATGTCACAGAAGTGCATGTTATAGAAAAATATCCAGATGTTATAGAATGCTTTTTAAAAAATAATAAAATGCCTAATAAGGTAAAAGTAATAATTGATGACGCCTCTGAGTGTAAATCAGATGAATCTTACGATTGTATATTTATTGATCATTATGAGATACTTCGATTATCTGAAGTGTCTAAGGAAATATTTAAGGTATCTAAAAATATACCCAACTATTCAGTTATTTGGGGTTGGCAGATGGAAGAGATTTACAATACAGATATGGATATAGTAAAAAATTACGGTATAGATCATAATAAGATTATTGAATATATTGAAAAATACAATAAATTACCTAAACCTATTAGTGTAGAAGAAACCTTACAATACTCATTTAAAAACTAAAAATTTTCTTCTAGGGTATGGCTTAATACCTTCAACCTCAACATTTGGCATATCTAAAAATGCTTTAAAATAAACCTTTTTATAATTACACAAGGTCTCTATTTGATCAAAATACGAATGATCATGCACATCCCTAGAATACTCTACTACTGATATCTTAGATCTTTTAAATAATTCTATAAATGCATCCCATTGATCTTGACCACCTTCAATAGCTAGTCCTAGACAAGATAATGAAAAATTAATTGGATTTACTTCTTTTAAAAATGTTTTAACGTCCTTATTGTATCCACCCTCAAAAGTCTTAAGTGGATCTATAGATATTAATTGTTGATTAGTCTTAAGTGGAACTTTATAGGTACCTATATCTATTACCAACGGTTCGTCAGCTAAAAAATATTCAGCCATTCTTTGTCTGATAGTATAAGGTTCTTCATTTAGATACTCCCAGAGGGGCTTATCTCCCCTAATATATTGTTCCATAGTTATAGGATACTAAATCCTCTCAATAAGTGCAATTGCAAAAATTTCAGTGCGGCGGAAGTAGAAGACCCATACTTACCCCTAGCTATATACCCAGAAAATCGGGATATAGGCCTTAGAAGGCTTTTAAAGGCTATTTTAAATTTAGGCTAAGATGTAGGCAAATGCTATGTATGCCATCATAATAATTAAAGCACTTGCTATTAATTTCTGATAAATAGATCTCATATATTTATTATATATCTAATATATATCTTAGTCAACTAGAATATTACTTGGTTATTTAAGAAGCTAGCGCCATTTCTATGTCTGAGCATATTTGCATATATTCTTTATCTGCCCTGTCAGCATTAGGCTTATCACTTAGACCCATCAAATAATTTTCATAATTTTGATTTAACAAAGATCCATTAGAGTAATGCTTAATTAATTTTCCATTTTTATCAAATAAAAATTTTTCAAAGTTTCCGAACATATATTTTTTATTGGAATATTCTGACTCTGCCATTTGATTAAAAATTTCTTGATATACTTCGTGTACGGGATTTTGTCCATATTTTGAAGCTAGACCAGGAATAACCTCTTCTGGTGTTGGATTTGAACTAATTAGTTCAGAAAAATTGTATGTAACATTGTATAGGTTTTCGGCAAAATCTTTAGCTCCCGAAGCATCTTCAGTTCCATGTACGTGCTCTCCGTATGTTAAATTTGCACCACAATAATCATTTGTTGGAATAGCTAGTACTTCAAAACCATCATTTTTGTACTTTTTATATAGTGTTTCTATTACAGAAAATTGAGGAGCATTTCCACAATCTCCAGTGACATTAGTGATTAAGGTTACTTTACCCTTATAATTTGATAAGATGTTTTCTTTACCATCCCAAGATTTTAGCGAAATATCATATATAGACATGAATTAATTATATCAGATTTTTTTAGATTGCCTAAAAGATTCAGCTACTTGATCTAATGCCTTTAAATAATCTAAATACCCTACATTGCAGTTAACACATAATAGCTGATTTTCTGAATTTTTTTCAAAAATATGATCTGATACGTGGCAAAGTTGCATATTATATACTCCACCATATAGCTGGAGGATTAGGACCAACTACGTATATATGGACCTTATGGCATCTATTAATGTATTCCCAATCAGTCTCATGATCTACTGGTATTGGTCTAAGATCAAAGTCCCAAATTCTCATTTCCCCGCTTTTTTTACTATCCTTCGATGAGTTCTGATTCTGTGGCAATTTGAACACACTATTTCGCATTTTGCTATTTCCTCATCTATTTTCTTTTTAGATAATGTAGGGATGAGTTCCATTACATTTTTTTGCTTACGCCCACGGACATGATCAAAATCCATAACGTAGTATGGATAAGAAATTTTACAATCCATACAAGGAGTAGAAGACTTTAGCTTTTGGATATATTCTATCAAAAAAGCTTTATGTTTACGATCAGTCGTCTTCTCCGACTTCATAATCTAAGTATATCTTTATATTATTATAATCTATTATATTATGTTCTTTTAATTGGATACTTCCAGATTTGGAGCATACAACCCCTACACCCCTTTTTTGTAAAAGGACCCCGAAATTGTCTTTTAAGGTTGTAAGCCTGCAATTCATCGGTTGAATAATCTATGGATTAGATCATCAGACTAATAACTTCCGTCATTGTCGCACTTGGAGTTTAACCCCTTGATATTATCTCCGAAAACTGTCCAAGGCTAAGATTGTAGCATTTAAAAAATTAGATTGTCAAACTTTCCCAGTTTTCAGGCTTATATTCATCGCCATGATAAAGTTCTCCAAAGGTAAAAGCAACGTCATCTCTATATAAAGCTGTTCTGCCGAAATTAATTGAGTTGACTATAAATTCTAATCTTTTTATTTGTATATCTAGCTCGTAATCCCATTCTTTATGAAAACCTATATAATACTTATCTAACAAATTTTTTAAAAACTCAGATTTTGTTTTTCCTATAAAATGAGAATTATTACACCCTACACCTAAATGATTTGGGTCATAAGTACATATTATGCTATATGGTGTACCTAAAGAGTCTGCGTCCACTACGGCCTTATCAAGCATGTTTTGGCCTTTAGGAATAGAATCCATATCTATATAGGCACCCCCGTTTAAATAAACTACAGCCACTCTCCAAAAATCTGCTTGTTGCTGTTTAAACATATTATCGTACCTTGTAATGGCAGTTTTAGATTGCAAAAAATTATTATTTAGTAAAAAGTCTCTACGGTCTTTAGAGCTATGATATCTATAGACCCAGTCTAGATTTTCTTGTTGCCATTTTTTACTATTTTCTAGATATATTTCTGGAAGATCGGAATATTCCCATTCATGTGTTTGCCAAATTACTTTAGGTATACTCATATTGACATTATATCAAATGTAGCTTCAACGGGAATCGAACCCGTCTTTCCGCCGTGAAAGGGCGATGTCCTAACCGATAGACGATGAAGCCATGCTGGTCCACCAGGGCTCGAACCTGGGACATCAGAGTTAACAGCTCTGCGCTCTGCCAGCTGAGCTATGGACCAATATGTCCAGTATACTAAATATAGTGCGAAATTGAAAGTGCGTCGAAAAGTAGAGCTTATTTTTTATTTTTAATAAGTGGAAGCATGGCGCTATATTCTTCTCTAAATCCAGTTATTATGCCATATTCAGAATGCACAAACATAGGTATATATAATTTATTTCCAGATTCTATGCGTAAAGATTCATGTAAATGATTGCAAGTGAAAATCAAAATAGAGCCAGCAGTTGGTTTAATTTTCAAATTTAAATCATTAAAATATATTTCTCCTCCAGTGTAATCGTCGTTTAAATATATTAATATTGATATGTCCATAGATGGGCTATATTTATTTATGTCTATATGTGCCCCCATGGAAGCTCCAGTATTATATTTTCTCACTGGATAATTTTTAGATACATAATTTAATTTAGGAAGTTTTGGGCGGGTAGACCAATAATGCTCAATTACCTCATTGAATGGTATATCTATTAACTTAAGTATCTCATATGCCTCTGTATGTGCATCTGAGTTAGGTTGTATCTTTGGCCAAATTTTACCGAAGCCATTTAATGTACGATCCCAGTCAATAAATTTATCCTCTCCCATAGGAGATCCAATTTGATTCCACTGGGAGTAATCATCTTTCTTAGGTCCCCCGTCCATCCATGTAGACCATTTAGGAATTATGGATGTAATTCTTTCATTATCATTATTTTCATTAAGCAAAGAAATAAATTTTTTAGATTCTGGTATTGCATTTTCGTAATACCAAATATTTGGACCAAGATTAGATATTTTCATATATGTATATTATATACCATATATAATCCTAGTCGACTATAATATTCATATCTACCAAAATGTTAATAGAGATTTTATTTGTATGATCCACGTATTTAAAATGTCCGATTTGTCCAGATAGAGCGACCATATGTGGTTTATCTCACACGATTATTCTAAGATTTATTTTGAAATGTCCGACATGTCCGATTTGTGATAGGCAAAATGTCAGTCCCCCCTGTTAGGCTTATAGTATAACAAATTAAATAAAGAATTAGAGCGTGAGCCTA